TCCCCGGCAATGTGCAGTAGCTTACGGTTGGTAGCGCAGGTATCCACCAGCAAATTCACGATTTGATAGAGGGCGTCTTCATCATCCGGGTAAAGCCGGAGAAGAAGGTCTATCTCCAAAGAACGTGAAAAATATTCTTCGAGCAGTTTACGATTCTTCATTTTCTCCAATTCATCGGAAAGGATAGGATTCGTATTATTCCGCTCTGTCTTACTCTTTTTATTCTTATTACATCGTGATTTGGGCGGGTCTTGACAAGCGTTTTTAGGACTTCCAGATTCGTGATTTTCACGATTCTGGACACGCTCATTTGAAAGGTCTGACGAAAAGTTTTTCACATACACCAAACTCGGTTTGCCCAGTCCACGGCGTTTTCGTTCGATTAAACCAAAATTTTCAAGTTCCCGGAGTAGCTTGGTCGCTTTGTTGTCTGCGCAACGCAAAGTCCTCTTGACATCCTCAATCGTGAAGATGATGAACACCCGGCCTTGCTTGTCGAACCATTCATTTTTAACAGAAAGGCTCATGCGGTCAAGCAGGATGCCGTAGAGTGTTTTGGCATCGGTTGACAGATTTTGAAACCGCTGCTCCTGAAACAGTGCTTTGGGGATGCGATAGAACGAAAAAAGTTTTCCGGCCTGTCCATAGAAGTAGTCGAGCGTCATACAGTTCTGTCAAGGATGAAAAAATGACGATGTTTCATTGACATGGTTGACAAATCCTCCTTATGAATAATTCGTGCAAACAAAAAAGCGCAATCTCGATTTTTGAAAATCGGAATTGCGCCATGTAACTTAGTAGGGGAGAATGGTCATTTGTCAGGGTCGGTTGACCACAATTTGACCACAAAAGAAACGAAACATCTTGACATCTAACGAAACAGAATGATAAAATAATTTTGAAATTTGATGATACTGCGTACAAGTGGTATCGGAGTGTCCATTGCGTTTTTGAGAGAAGCACAATGGGGTTCAAGAGGCCGTGAGTTCGATTCTCGCCACTCGGACCAAACGCTTCTCAGTCGAACTTGATTTATCAAAGTTCAACTGGGGAGCGTTTTTATTTTTGTTTTCAGTTTCTTCGGAAATGTTAAAATAAATAAGCAGTTCGGAATCGCTAACTTCTATATTTGTTACGAAAGTGTTAATAAGACGGCGTTTATAGGCATCGTCCTGCTCTGTGGGCTGGGCGTAGAACTGCTGCAACAGGAAAAGATACTGCTCCTTGGTGAAGAGCAGGGGCTTCTCAGCTTCCATCGTGGAGAGCTGATAGGTCAGCGTGTTCTCCTGTTGGGTCAGATCATCCAGACGGGAGATAAGCTGGGGGTTTGCACTGCCGGTTTCGATGGCATCCATGATGTTCTTGCTCCTGCGGCGCACATCCCGGAGTTCCTGTTCCAGCACATCGCGCTCAGCGTTGGGCTTCTCCATGTCGGCTTTCTGCACCTCGACCATCGTTTCGGCAAGGAGTTCAATCGTTTCCGGCTGCAACAGGTGGTCACAGATGGAGCGGATCACCTTGCCCTCTAAATCATCCTTCGGGATATTGCGCTTGCGGCACTGGGGGTTGGAGCAGGCGTAGTAGCGGTACACCTCACCGTTGCCGCCGCTGTGCCCGCTTACGCCCTTCATGGTGCAGCCGCACTTTGCGCAGAACAGTTTGCCGGAAAGCAGATATTCCGCTTTCGGTTCATACTTGGCTTTCAACTGACGGTTGGTTTTCATCATAGCTTGCGCCCTCTTCCATAGATTATCATCAATAATAGCGGGGATCGCGCCCTCGATCCGCACGTTGTACGCCTTGCTGGTATAGACACCGCGGTACATTTCATTCTGGATGATACGGGGGATGCTGCACTTGTTGAAGGGGTTGCCCTGACTGGTGCGCAGACCTTTGGCGTTGAGCTGCTCCACAATGGAAGTGCTGCTCTCCCCGGCGGCGTAATGCTCAAAGATGAAGCGCACGGTGGGCGCGGTCTTTTCATCAATGACGTACTTCTTGTTCTCGTCGGTGGTCAAGCCCAGAGAACGGCAACGGTTGATAGCCTGCCCTTTCAGCGCGCTTTCGCGCATACCGCGGCGCATCTTCTCTGCCAGCTCTGCGGAGTAGTATTCGGCAAGGGCTTCCATCAAACCTTCAATGATAATGCCCTCTGCGCCCTCCACGTTGCTTTCGGCGGCATAAAGAATCTCTATGCCGTTGTCCCGCAGACGCTTCTTGTACACGGCACTGTCGTACCGGTTGCGGGCAAAGCGGTCTGTTTTCCAGCAGATCACCATATCAAACGCGCCCTTGTCGCCGTCGTTCATCATCTGTTGGAACGCGGCGCGGTCGTCAGTCTTACCGGAGATATGCCGGTCAATGTATTCGTGAAGGATGGTCAGGCCGTGGAGCTTGGCGTAATTCTCGCAGTCACGGCGTTGCCCTTCGATGCTCTGTTCTGTCTGCCCGCTGCCGCCGGAGTAGCGGTAGTAGGCAACAAGGCGGTTGCCGCCCTCGACTTTCTTTCTTCTCATATATAGTATATCCTTTTAAAATGCCCTGTTCTTCCAGACGGAAGGATGGGGCATTATTTTTTTACGCACGAAAAAGCCTACCGGGTACGGCTCCGGTGGGCTTTTTCTTTTTGCATGGCGGTCAGCGGTGACGCTTTAACCACTCGTCTGCGGCGCGCTGAAGAACTAACCGGCGGTAGTACGCGATTCTTTCTCCGGCGGCTCGCTCTTTTCCACAAGCGACTTGTACTCGTCGCTCTCGGCAATGCGCTGGGCTTCGCTGTCGGGCACTGCCGCGCTCTGGGCGGCATGGGATGTAGACCGGCTGAACACATTATGGAAGTATTTCAGTACCACATCCCGATCCTGCGGGCTAAGGTCCAGAAATCCCTCCACAATGGCCCGGTGTTCTGCACCAAGATCATACTCGGCGCAGAGCTTGTCCAGAACGGTTTCCCGCGTCTGCTCAAACATTTCACCCTCGCCGGTGCGGAGCCAGTGTTCATTGACCCCGAACTCGCGGCAGATGGAGCGGATGGTCTGATCCGTTGTTCCGTTGACCCCGTTTTCGATACGGCTGACAGCAGACTTGCCCATACCGATTACAGAGCCGAAATCCTCCATCGAAAGATTTTTCTCTTTGCGGAGGACTTTAATTCTTTCACCGATGGTCATTTATTTTATTCACCACCTTTCTGCAATCTCATTATAGCAAATAAAGTTCCGAAAATCAACAAAAGAATCCCAGAAAACCATTGACAATGTTCCGAGAATTGACTATAATGACACTGTAAAGTTCCGACAGGCAACACAAAGGGAGGTGAAGAAGTGTGATCCACCAAAAAGCATTTGATGAACTCGACGTGGACGAAGTGCTGAAACACTACGGCTACAAGCCGGGAGAAGTTCACCGAAACGGCGTTGGCTGCGGCGTATGGCGCAGGGAGGAAGCATTTCAGAAGTTGGGCAGCATCAAGGAATTTATGTTGGCTGTCGATGAAAAAGAAAAAGCCCGGATCGAGTTCAACTACGACCCGGACTTCCCGGCGGCATTGCTTGTCACCTACGTTACATTAAAGGTGTAACGTCAGTTTCCCAAGAGAGTGCAGGAACATCCTTTTGGGAAGAAGATGGAAGATTCAAAATCTTCCGGGGAAGTCCACGCAACTTTGGCAGCTTCAAGGCCGGAGCTTCCAAGTTGTTCAAAAACGTCCCATGCGCCTTGCTCCATTTTCTTACAAGCTGCTGCACGTTCGGAAATGGGAAGGGCGCGAAGATCAACAAGATAGTATTTCATAAGTTCACCCCCTTTCCGTCCGGGATGGTTTGATTATATCACGGCAGGAAGGGGCGGACAACACGAGGAGGTGAGAGGATGCAGAAAGAGAAAAGTATATACGCGGATGTTCTGGAAAGTGCGATTAGCTGGCGTGTGCGTGATATGTATAACCTCTACGGAACGATTCGCCGTGTACTATTTGAGGGGCGCAGGGCGGAACGGGCTGCGATGCTGTCCGAACTGATAAAGATGCAGGGCGGTAACATCGGCGGGTCGGCAAAGGCCGAAACGCTGGACGACCGCCTGAAACTTGCCCGCGAGCTTGAGAATATCAACGCCGGAGAAGAGGTTATTCTGTTCAAGGACAACAAGTCCGGCAAGCTGGTCTGGGTCAGACTGAACGGCGAAAAGTGGCCGTAAAAAAGCTCCCGCTTCTTCCACAAGCAGGAGCTTAGAAAAGAAAGATCATCTGTGCGGACGATGTACAGCGGGCCGATGGGTGAATCGTAGACCTACATCTTATAATACACCCCCTTTCCTGCCCTGATTATAGCACGGCGGGAAGGGGCGGACAACAAGGAGCGTGAGAGTATGAGCGAGAAAGAAAAGATGCAGACGGAAGAGCTGGCAAAGATCATGGACGATGCAAAGCCGCTCGGCAAGTCGGCTCTTTCCTTTATGGCGGGGTTTGTGCAGGGCTACAAGGAAGCCCAGAGCGCAGACCCGGCGGAGAACACCGGTGGAAAGGAGGGCAACGAGGAATGAGGAAGAAGCAGAAGTCGCCCTTCTCACCGTTTCAGGGAAGCCAGACCCGCGAGGGCATTCTGAATATGCTGCTGCAAGACCCGGAACTGTTTGAACGGATTCCGGGGATCACGGCGGAGCAGCGGGAAGCCTACGAGCAGAAGAGAAGAAAGGCGACGGCAGCATGATGGGCGCGGTAGCCGTAACGGTCGTGGCGTTGTGCGTGATCGTGTACACAGCAGCTCGGATGGAGGGAAAGAAAAAATGATTCTTGAAAAACTTCACAGAACAATCAACAATTTCAACAAGACATTCAACTGGCGGCGCTTCCGCCGCGATGCGCTGCACCTGGGAGAAAGCCTGCTGGTGTTCGGCGTGCTGTATGGCATTTTTTCAACCCTGATCTGGGGTGTCTGCTGGCTGTTCAAAATCAATTACAACCCAGATCTCATTGCCGTTGCATGGGCAGTGCCGGTGTTGCTGGACACTTTGGTCAACAAGGCTTATGACTGGAACAATGAAGTCCGGGACTGGGATTGAGAGGTGGGAACGACCTATGGATGAAGCAACAAGAATCTCGCTGAAAGACCAGTTCAACAGCCTTTTGGTACGGGCTATTGAGGGTAGGCGCGGCGGTATGGCACTGATGCGGGTGCTGGAAGAACTGGACTTTTACAATTCCCCGGCCAGCGCGAAGCATCACCTGAATGTCCCTGGCGGTCTGGTGCTGCATTCTCTCAATGTGGCAAGAGCTGCCCTGGAATTGTGCGACAAGATGCCGCAGTTTGCAAAATGCAATAAGGGCGCAGTCTTGACCGCCGCGTTACTCCATGACGTTTGCAAGGCTGGGCAGTACATCAAAAAGCCGGATGGCAGTTACCGTTATGAAGATAGTCACTTGATGGGACACGGTGAAGCATCCGTCAGCATTATCAAAGACTGGATTTTCTTGACCGACACGGAAGCCCTGGCAATCAGGTGGCACATGGGAGCATATAGCGGAGAGCAGGACTGGGGAACGCTCAGCAAAGTATACGACCGCTGCCCGGAAGCCCTGTGCCTGCACATGGCTGACATGATCGCAACGCACATCATGGAGGTAGAAGAGTGAGCAGAGGCACTGCCTACTATGATCTTCCGAATGGTGAGCGAATAGAACTGCCGCCAACCATGCCGGATGTTGAGGAAGTGCCGGGACCCCTATGTGATGGAAAATTTGAATTGCCAGAAGCCGTAAAAGAAATGTTCAAGTGGATGGATGAAACATTCGGAACATGGGAAAGCGACTTCAGCAGTTTCAAAATCTGGATGAAATTGCGGAAAAACTTCAATCCACCGGTGCGCTGGGAAGCGGTGCAGGACAAGCGTCGAAACCCAAAGCCTTTGGGCCGAAACACCTATTTATATAAAGCGAGGAAGATCAAGAGCTTGGCAAGAAGTACACATACCAGAGCATCCCTGCACAAGGGAAAACAAAAGGGTACTGAAGAACAGTGCAAGCACACATTCAAGATAACCGCAGCCCGGTGCGCACCTTGCAGTGGTTACAACGTGGAGTGCAAGCACTACGAGAGAAACAATGCTGCCGATACAAAGCATAGTTCTTCTCTAGCGTAAGATAAGCAGCCCTTCTAGCGTAAGATAAGCAGCCCTGCACCGCAGAAGCGGGGCTGCTTTTTATATGGCGCAGAGCACTTCTTATAGGCGGAAGTGCTGCGAATGGGGTCAGACCCCGTCTGCGCCTTGGTTGTTTTCCATGAAAGCCGGGAAACTTTGAAACCGGTTGCCCGGCATAGCGGAATGGTGCTGTACAGCAGCGTCCTCCTTTCCGTTCAAGCCCGGTGAAAGACCGGGCTGCCATTTCCGCGAAAGACGCACCCGCATGGATTTGACGGGAATGGGTGCGCCGCAGCATGAGCGTAGAAATGCCCTGTTCAATCCGCCCAGGAACAAAAGCGGTAGGCCATTGCCGTGGCCGCCCCGTCCGGCGCTCTCTTGCCGGGCGGGTCTGATATGCGGACGCATAGAGGATGATCCTGCTTCTGACTATCCCCCATAAGCAGGAAAGCCGGTTCGATGCCGGCCGTCCGTGCAAGAACAAAAAGCAGAAGGGAGAAGAACAATGAAAGGGTACTACATGACGTTCAGGTGCAGGCTGTGCGGGAAGACCTTCACCAACGGCGGAACTGGTGATAAAGAGACAGCCTGGACCGCAACGGCAAATGCGATATTTGCCGCCAGTGGAATTGGGCCGTTGAAGGAACTTGAAAACCAACCGCTTGTGCATGAAACGCATTGCTGCGAAGACGGCAGTTTCGGCGTTGCGGATTTTCTGGGAATGAAGTGGGCAGAAGATGACGAAATTGTGGCAGATTATTTGATCGGCAGCAGCCCGTGCCAGGACTTACCCCATAAAGCAAGGTGGGGTGACAAGAAGTGATCCACCTTGGAGATATCACAAAGATACATGGCGACCAGATAGAACCCGTACACTGCATCACTTTTGGTTCGCCATGTCAAGACTTGTCCATTGCAGGACGCAGGGCAGGACTTGCGGGAGAACGGTCTGGATTGTTCATGGAAGCGGTTCGGATCATAAAAGAAATGAGGAGGGCGACACATGGAAGTTATCCAGTTGTCGTTATTTGGGAAAATGTTCCCGGAGCGTTCAGTTCAAACGGCGGAGAAGACTTCCGCGCCGTGCTGGAAGAACTTGCCCGCGTGGAACAACCAGACGCTTCAATTCCTAGACCTCCGAGGGGGGGGCAGATGGAGCAAAGCCGGAGCAATCGCCGGGAACGGATGGAGCTTGGCTTGGCGACAGCTCGACGCTCAATATTGGGGAGTGCCCCAGAGAAGAAAACGGATCGCTCTTGTCGTGGATTTTGCAGGTGGACGTGCCGGAAAAATATTATTTGAGCGCGAAAGCCTGCCGGGGCATCCTGACCAGAGCATCCAGACGTGGCAAGAAGTTGCAAGAACTGCTGGAAACCGCCCTGCTGGAAATGATCGAATGGTGGGCCAGCAGGGGGGGCAAGCCTACACCTTGAAAATCCGGTCAGGCTGTGCCGGGGGCGGCAAAGGCGCACTGGTGCAGACAGAAAAAACAGGAACGCTTTCGACGCTACAGGATCAGACCCTTTTTCAGCCGGTCTATTGCCTAGCAGGAAACATTATTGATCGCTCTGAAACGGCCGGCGCAAATGGTTCCGGCGTGAATGAAAATCAGAGCTACACGCTGAACACTGTTGACCGTCCAGCAGTAGCGTATAAGGTCTTTGATGCACGGGGAAATGGCGATGGAAAGATAGTTCCAACCATTACCGGAGACCATGAAAGCAGAGTGACCGACTACACCGCGATTCTGGCAGAAAGATACATAAACGCCCCAATCCAAACAACAACAGGTACGCTATCGCCCGGCGCACACGCAGGCAGCTACAATGGGCAGGATGCGTATAACGATATGCTTGTTCGTGGACAGGATAAAAGATTGCTCAAATGGATCGTCCGCAGACTGACCCCAACGGAATGCGAACGCCTGCAAGGCTACCCGGACGGATGGACGGACATTGGAGAATGGACGGACACCAAAGGGAAAAAGCACAAGGCGGCAGACAGCCCGCGTTATAAGGCACTGGGAAACAGCATCGCACTTCCGCAGTGGTTCTGGATTGCCCAAAAAATGAAGTCATACATGGGCGATGGCGCAAAGTTGGGAAGCCTGTTTGACGGGATTGGCGGCTTCCCACTGGTATGGGAAACTACATACGGCATCGGGACTGCTCGGTGGGCATCGGAGATTGAAGAATTTCCGATTGCCGTTACAAAGAAACACTTCCCGGAAAGGAAAGAATATGAAAATTGATGTGGGAAAAATCGCTCTGGTGGCGGTCATGATTGCAGGCATACAGACTGGCGTGCTTTATCACCGTATTGATGATCTGGAATGTCAGCGGGATATTTACAAGTCCCGGTATGAGGACTGGGAAGGCGTTTCAAAGGAAGTAGCAGAATACGCCGACACACTGCGGGATTCTCTGAAAGCACGGGACCGGCTGGATGGGAAGCTGCTGGTTGAAGATGCTGGAGATTTTCTCTGTACAGCCTATTGCACCGAAAAGCGAGAGCACATCTGCGGAACAGGAACCGGGATCACAGCCAGCGGTGCCCCCGTGGAAGCTGACGTGACGGTGGCGGCAGACCCGGACGTTTTTCCGTTCGGGACCGTCCTCTACATTGAGGATGTGGGCGTGAGAATCGTTCAGGATACCGGAGCCAGCGTAAAAGGAAAGCATCTGGATGTTGCCGTTTCCGGCAGCCACAAAGATGCACTGAACTGGCAAGGCTATGGAACGCACCGGGTCTGGATCATCCAGGAGGCAGCGAAGTGATGTGGGGAAAGCTCCAAACGCACGGAGACAAGAAAAATGACGCAGAAGTTTTGGCTATTGCTGCTGCGGGTGCCCCGTTGGATGTCATGGCTATGTTTTTTGAATCACACATTGAGGAGTTGCCTGACTTGTGCGTTGAAAAACTTGCAGAAGCAGTTGATAAACGCGCCAGCGATACTCCATGTCACCGGGAATCTGAAAACTGGAAAGACCTTGCAGCTTGGGCAAGAATTGAACTTAAAAGGAGAAAAAGCAATGGACGGATTTGTGAAAACACTGGGTGTTCTGATGGTTTTGGCAGCTGTGGCACTGTGGGCGGCACTGATTTTCTTTGTGCCTGCCGCACTGATTAAGTTCCTTTGGCTTTATCTGGTGGCATGATGGACAATGAAACGCTGACACGGATTCTGTCCGCACGATTTATAACGTGTAATGAGCAGGCCCGAAAAGGCAGTAAGGGATGCACGAAAGAGTGCAAACTCTATGAGCTGCAAGAACCGGGTATGACCTGCCGGGACAGCGTCCTTCTCCACGCAGAGGAAGCAAAGAAAATTTTGAAAATAAGGTCGCACAACTCCTGACACAGGCCGCCCGCTGCGGCGGCCTTTTTTGTGAGCATGGGAACAGGCCCGGCCCGGTTCAACTCCGGGATTGCCCAAAACTGAAAGGAGAACACACCGATGCAGAGGTACTACATTTTGCTGAAAGCGACCGGTGCTGGTGGGTGGCCGGGTTGGCTGCCGTACCGGCTGGATGCGGACAGCACCGAACAGGCTGTTGAAAAAGCCAAGGAGCAGGCCGAGAATCATTACCCGGAGTACGAAAAGTTTGAAGTTCAGGCTATCGAAATTGAAAGGAGAAGCAAATGAAGCTGGCAGCAATCGCAAAGCTCATTAAGGCAGATGGGTACTGTAAACTCTACAAAGTGTTCTATGACGATTGCAGAACCTATGATTTGTACATTGGAACCAAAACGGCAATCTTCCCGCTGACCGGATTTCCGAAGGCACAAAATGAAAGTGAGTTGGCAACCCTCCTGGGCATCAGCAAAAAGGAATGGGCAGACATCGAGTTTGATAATGACTGCCCGGATGATCTCCATCACATCGAAGGGATGGATTTGGACGACACGGCAGACGGAGAAATGGACTGCGTGACCGGAAGAATCGGTATCCGGTACTGCGGGTGTGAACTGGTTCCAATGATCGAGCCTGTTTCGGGAACGGTCGGTTTTGTGGATGCGAAGCAGATCATGCCAGTAGCAGATGAAATCCGCAAGAGCGGATATTTCAAATACTGCGCCAGGAAGATGGCGAGTGGCGGACGCTACTATGTTATCAAGGACGGAATGGTGGTGCGCGGCGCGGTGCTTCCTGTAAAGCTGGAACCTCTGGCAAAGTCTGGACTGCGTGAGCTTGCCGACATGGTGAAAAAGACTAGGGATGTTGCCGATGTGGAGGACTTGAGCGAACAGGAGGACAAAAACGATGCGTAAGACTTTGGAACTGCTGGCTTTGTCCACCTGCACTGCCGCGCTGTGCGTAACACTGACTGGGTGTGAAGCAGTCAAGGGCACAGCAAGCGGTGAAAAACCGGTCAAGACGGTATATGTTTACCTGCCGGACGGCACTTTACTGGACAAAGGACGGGCGGACAAGGTAAGTTCGTTTGCACACAATGATCGTATCGTGAAAGTCACGATTGACGGGAAAACATACGAGACCAGCTGGGCCAATGTGGTTTTAGTGGAGGAATAACGATGAGCAAGATTTTGAAAAGTGTAACCTTGGGTGATGTGAAAAATGGTGGCATCTTCAGAGCGCTGGGCAAGGAGTTTGTGAAGCTGGATGCGGACGAACACGGCTGCCTTGTACTGGCAAAGGAAATTTGGACGAGAATGCCGTTCCGTGAAGGTGACGACCCAGAATGCCCCAACGATCTGCGCCGGAGCGAGATTATGCCATATCTGGGTAACTGCCTGGCAGAGTTTACAAAGAACGGCACTCCGCTGAGTACATTCATTCCGCTCAGAATCGACCTTCAGGACACGACCGGCCAGAACGAATACGGAATCTTTGAAGTGAGGATTGGCCTGTTGACCCTGCGCGGGTACGGAAAATATTGGCGGCTGATCCCGAAGGTAGATGCGCCGTGGTGGTTGGCAACGCCTTACGGTACGCCGAATTGCTCTCCGAACACCAACCACAGCCACTTCGTCTGGGCTGTCAGGTCTGATGGCTCCAGCGGCAGCTGGACCTACCACGCGACCTATGGTGTTCGCCCCGTTTTGTGCTTTTCCTCTGCACTCTTGGTCTCTGTCGAGGACAAAAGAGAGGCCGGGTTTTCGCTTTCCGATGTTCCGCTGGATGACCTGCTGGCCGAAATCAAGAGCCGGACGGAGGGCTAATCATGGATGCGGTAAAAAATGACGTGAAGCGGCTGGTCAAAATTGAGCTGGCCGCTGCAAACAAGAAGTTTCGGATGTTTGCAGGGCCGCATGAGGGCGCGGGAATCATCCAAGAAGAAGTCGTGGAAGCTGTGCAGGAAATGAACGGTCTGCGTCAGGAACTCAATGCAATGTGGATGAATGTTTACTCCAACAATCCGCAGATTTCCACGAAGGGTGTATATGACCGGGCTGTTGCTCTGGCCGTGGAAGCTATTCAGACAGCAGCGATGGCCCGGAAGTTTGAGCGCAGCCAGCGCCGTCACTGGCCGGGGGCAAAGGATCCGCACTATGGTGAAGAAGAATGACGCACCTACCGAAATCGAGACCATCACGCTGACCATGAGCCGCCCGGTGGCCGAGGCTGTGCAAGCGGCCTGCGAGTGGTATCTGCGGCTGCACATGGGACAGTTTTGGGATCTGGCAGAAGACTTGTGCTTTGCAAAATTCTACTCGGACGCGGAAAACAATGCGTTTCAGAGCGAGGAACAGCGTAAAAACGCTTTTAATGTTGCGATAGGCCGCAGAAATACCATGCTGCTAGAAATGGAACGGCTGTACAGCAGATGCGTTCTCCCGGCCCCGACCTCAGACGTAATGAAGGTGCCGTACCGGGCAGAACAGGTATGGCTTGCCATTCGCCACGCCCTGGCATGGCATGACAAGCCGGAGGGCGATCCATGGAATGTGTGCTTTGATAAGCCGCTGAACCGCAGCGACCAGCCGCAGCCGGTAGTAAAACTCAATGAAAAGCAGGAGGCAAAGAAATGAGAAAGATTTTTATGGTGGGAGCATCTGCGGCGGCAAGCGTTTTGCTGATGACGGGATGCAACAAGCAGGTAATTGATTTGACCTACGAATATTCGCAGGCACAGATTAAAATGCCGGATGGAACCGTAATTGAGGGCAAGGTGGATAGCTGGAACGATTATGAAGGCGACCAGTTACAGGTCAAAATTAACGGAACAACATATCTGGCCCATTCGTCAAACGTGGTCCTCTGGCACTGAGCAAGGGCAAAGTTCGGGATCGAGAGGAAGAATTTGCACACGAATCTTGAAGATTTTGAGGTTATGAAGTTGGAGAAAGTGCAATGAGACAGAACGGGAGCAATGTTTATCTGCAACCGTTGCCGGAAGCAGGTATTTGCAGAACGGTTTGATGATGGCCGGTTTGACCAGAAGGCACTGGATGGGTGGGCGCTTGAAACGAGGGACTTCTTTGGAGTTGGTGACTTGTGCCCGGAGTGCTTCAAGGTGTACCGCGAAACGATGGAACGTTTTTATACGGGAGGCAAACGTGGAGCCTGAAAACACCTGCTGCACCTGCTATTACCATGACGCTAAAAGCTGGTTCTGCTATAACGGCCTGTCACCGAAAGGAACGGAGAACACAGACCCAGAGGACACCTGCGAGTTTTACGAAAAGAGAAGCGAGTGCGAAAGCTAACTGCCTGAAAATGGTGGTGGACGGAGGTGTACAGAGCGATGGAGAAAAAAGTCATCATTGAACTAACCGTCGAAGTAGAAAACCCGGATAACAGAAGCGTAGAAGAAGATATTATAGGTGCTTTGAGTGAAAGCCTGCATCACTTTGACGTTGTAAATTACACAGAGGATCCGCCGGTGCGGCCATACTGGGGAAAATACTGCGGAATCCTGAAAGAAGATTACTACGGCTGCCCTATTTGCGGCTACATAACGAACTGGCAACCGGAGACCTGTCCGGTGTGTCACACTCGGCTGGAAATGTGGGATGGAAAAGGTAAAGGAGCTTAAAAAATGGACAGAAGTGAACTTGAAAAGCTGGCAGAGCGCTACCAGCAGAAGGCGGACCGTGCCTTTGAGAACTATCAGGATACCGGCCTCCGGCGCTACGATACAGAGCGTAACAACATGGAGGACCTTGCCGATGCGCTGCGGATGGCAGCAAATGCGGCAGACGAACACGCTGAGCACACAAATATGCGGGGATCGCTTGCTGAGTCTGTAAACGCTGCGCAGAACATCAAATGCACGACAGACCAGGACGACCGTGTGAAGCTGGTGGACAAGCTGGTGGAAGATCTGCTGGCCTATGGCCGGATGCACAACTGGATCGCAATGAAAGGCTGAACGAAACTAATCAAGCTCCTAATCAAGAATTAAGCAAGCCCGTCGTTAAATTGCCGCCCTGACGAGGCGGCAAGGGGCTTGTATGTGTAACTTAATCTAGCGACCACAGAAGAACACAAGCCGGGGAAAGCGGGGGTCAAGGGGGAGAAAACGAGGGCGGGTCTGTATGGCTTGAAGGAATGAGAAACTCAAAAAGACCTGCCCGGCGTTGTATCCCCCTTGTCCTGCGAAGCCATGTGTGCTTGGTTCACAGAAAAGAAAATCCCAGTAGAGCTTTGCGGAAGGAGGAAGTGAACGGTGCGGGCATGGTACATTCGGGAGCAGAGACACATTCTAGGAACGTCCGATTATGCAGAAGTGGACCTCTTTGAAACAACGGACAAAGAGCATACCGCATCCACCCGCCGCAAAAGAGAGCTGGCAACCTCCATTGCGCAGCAGAAGTATAACGACATGATAGCGAGACGGTATTTCTGCCAGCTGGCCTATACGAATTTCGGGGAAAGCGACTGGGCAGTCACGTTTACATACGACCACAACCACCAGCCAGCACCCGGAGATTTTGACCAAGTAGACCGGGACTGGACGAATTTTACCCGCCGCTTGAAGCGCTTCTGCAAAAAGATGGGTCGAGAAGCATCCAAGTGGATGCAGGTTGCAGAGTACAGCGTGGTGGACGAGGACGGGAAAGTTACCGGCAGACACCACCATCATGCGATCCTGCAAGGCAATCTGACATGGCAGGAGATCAAGGACTTGTGGCGGGACAGCACCGGGCGGCCGATGGGGCTTGTGAAAGTTGAACCTATCGACCTGACCTGTTCTAGCTTTGAACGCCTGACAACCTACATGACGAAAGCCCGCGCCCGTATCCGGCGCTGGCGACAGAGCCAAGGGCTGCAAAAGCCGAAAACCCCGCGCCCGAACGACACCAGATGGAGCCGCAAGCGCTTTGACGAAGCGTTTGCTTTGCCGGATGATCGTGAATACTGGGAGAAAAAATACCCCGGCTATACCCTGCGCGAGTGCGAACAGCACATCACGGGAAACAACACCAAGCACCTGATCGTGAAGCTGAAAAAGAAGCCGGACACACGGCGGAAGAACAGGAGGAACCAGCCATGAGCGCCAGACTGGAACTGGACGACCTGCCGCCGCGCTACCGTGCGCAGGCGGAGGCTCAAATAGCGGCCAGACAACGGGGAAAGTGTACCCATACGCAGCCAATGGCGGAGGCCGCAAGCGCTGCTGGGCGGTTGAACAAAACTTTTGATTCCTACGGAGAGTATGTGTATTACATCGGCACAATCTTGCCCGGCATTCAGTCCGGCAAGATCGTGTCAGCAGAACCGCACCCGAAGTGGACGCTGCTGCAAGAGGAAGAATACTGTGCAGTGAAACTCCCGGCGGCGCATTACACGGCAGACTATAAGCTCACCTATGCAGACGGACGGGTGGATGTGGTCGAGATCAAGTCGAAGTTTACCCGGAAAGCACAGCGGGATTATATCTATCGCCGTAGGCTTTTTATCGACCTCATAGCCAAACCGCAAGGATGGGGATTTGTTGAAATCATTACACCGGACACGAAAGCAGAAACGAAAGAGTGGAAGCGCCTGGCTGAACAGGCGGGAAAGGAACAATTATGGGCAAAAGCAGAGCAAGGATGTCGGCATTTTACCGGCAGAGCATCCAGAACGCGGTGAACCAGCAGATCAACATCAGCAAGTCGAAGCACCGCACAATGCTGAACCGTGAAGCAATCGGGCAGGTCGTTTCGTACTGCGCTGTTGCTGCGGCGCATGATCTCTGGGACTGGGGCGAGAAAGAATCTACGCTTCTGACCCTGAAAATGAACAATGCTGCATCCCGGTACATTCTGGATCATGACAAGTATGGTGCACCGGAAGCAAAAAAGCGACTGGAAGCGCGCACTGCCCACCTGATGCCGGAAGAATTTTGGCTTCCGGTGGGTGGTCTGGTAGGCTCTGAAAAAAAGCTGCGTGTTCTGGCTGAACGCCGGGACGCTGCAAAGATGATCGTTCGTTTCTTTGTGGAATCGCTGGAAGAAATGGAGTACACTCCTGAACAGATCGAGGCCGTGAAGGAAGAAATCAAGAAAAATTACCAGCAGTTCCTCGACTGGGTGGACGATGGCGGAGAAGAAGTTGCCTATGATCGTCTGCGCCGGGTCATTGAGGACATTTACGGCGTGGGTGCCATGGTGGAGCGCGTCAAGGGTGAAGAACCCATTTTCGGAGAACCCCTTTTCAAGAAAGATTTTTGATTTTTTGGGAGGACTGAGCAGTGAAAGTACACGAGGCGGAGGCAATCTTGAAATATTATGCGGACATCCCGCAGCGGATAGAGATCATCCGCCGTCAGTGTACCGCACTGAGCGATGAAGTGGACCCTATGCGGGGAATGGGCACCGATGGAATGCCCCGTGGCGGAACGCCTGGGGACAGCACGGCGGCGATGGCCTGCCGGATGGATGAACTGGGCATTGGAGACCAACTGCGTCAACTGGAACGGCAGCGGGCTGGGTTGCTGGAAGATCAGAACATTATCCGAGGACAAATGAACCGGCTGGACAGTGGCCACAATCTGATTTTAACGGAGTTCTACATCAGCCACAAAAAATGGCACGAAGTACAGCAGAAAGTTCCATACAGTGTGCAGCACTTGAAGTACCTGCGAAACGTCGCTCTTGCACAGCTGGGAAGGAACCTGGAACGGCTCCCGGAGTGCGCCGCTTTATTATCGCGTGCGTTAAACACGCGCGAGGGACAGCGCCGAGCGGATGCCTGGGTGGAGGGTGACATTCTCTTATAGGCAAGGCTGCCTGCGGAACTTCATGTGCAGGCGCTTCCGCAAAATCGTGTCCGATGTCCGTGGAAAAACAAACACGACTATCCTGAAAATCCGAAAAAAGGCATAGAAATAACCCGGCGGGCAGTTGGCCTACCGGGTTTCGTGCAAAGGAGGACAAAGTTATGGGAAAGAAGCATAAAAACAAGGTTCGGGTGCTGCCCGGAAGGATGTATAGGCTGGTGCGGAGTGACAGGAGCGTATACTGTGACGCAGAGAACGCGCTCAAAACCTGCTTTATCGAAAAAATCAAAGAGCAGCAGGCCGCACGGGAAGAGGGCGAACTGTGCCGGTTCGTGAGGATGGCACCGGATGGTGGCGTTGAACTAATCTCAAATGCGGGCAACGTGGTTCGCTTCAAGAACACAGGAGATCTTGCGAAAACGCTGAGTTTCGCAAAAGATGCGCTGAGGGTTACGGAGATCTTGAAAAATGGGAATCAAAATTGAACTGACCGATGAAAACTTGCCGGAAATCGGCGCAGAGTATGAAATCAGAGATGAAGAAGTCGAGAAAATAATGAAAAATCCCCCGGCGGAATACCGGGAGATGGAAAACAAAATTTTGTGGTCCATAAGCAGCCGCGAGGATGGCGGCGTTGAGGTATGGCCCGGAAGCAAAGGCTGCATTGTACTGCGTTCAGAAGCAGATGCGGAGTGGCTTTGCGAAAGAATTATACGTTCGTTTCGTCAAAACCAATCACGGTTATAAGTTTGCCGGAGCCTGATTTTGGGAGCTTTCGCAATTTCTTCTGCATGAGGTACTGACGAACCATTTCTGCGCCCTCGCGCGGCGAAAGTCGGCGGTAGGCATAAACATAAAGCGTGAAGCCTCCAACTTTGAAGGGGGTTACAACGCTTGGCATCTCTATGTAATCCTGCATAACAGAATCCTTTCAACACCATAAGCCCGTCAGGTCATCGACCCGGCGGGCTTTTTGGATTTCGCGATTTACTTTTCGTGCGGCGGCTGGTCGTCCGGCGGAGCGTTGCGCTTGAAGATGATCTGCGGTTCGTTCGGATCCCGGCCTTCCTCTTTGGCGTTCTGGGCGATTTCGTCCATCAGGCCGACAGGAAAACCGTTTTCGTCGAGCGGCCCATCGTAACCGGTGAAGTCAACGACGTTCACGCAGGGTGGTTCGGGGATGGTTTTGTAGTATCTGCCGTTCTCGTAGTTCACATCGGTCACACCGTCGTACCAGCCAATGTCGCCGTGTTCCTTCTGGGCGGCTTCCATCGCTTCCTGTGCCTGTTCTTCGGTCAATCCGTCGAAAGTCAGCCGGGAGCCGTCGGAAAAGTCAGCCACCAGCCGCCAAGGGGCGAAAAACTCTGCATCTTTCGTAGAAATGCCTCCTTCTGGGCAGTTAAGCCCCTGAATTGTAGGTTTTGTATCAAAAAGGCGGGTTAAATATGCCGAAATATCATCTTTAGCAGAAAAAGATGAAGTTTCGTTGTCAGGATTTCGATTTCGTGGGGGTGTACCCATTCAGGCAGCGATTGAAACCGCGTTTCGTGAGGGCATCGGTAACTCTGTCCTCTGGGAAATAGTAAGCAGAACCGTCTGCCGCAGGAACAGCCCCGGCGGGATGCTCTGCGCCGGTGTACCAGTCCGTTTCCGTGTCGTACTTGCGCTGCAGGTACTTGTAAACGTCACGCTGGGCTTTGTCGAACACCTCCACGAAGGAGAAAGATGCACAAGGCGGCATCTCTTTTGCCAGCATGGGTGCGTTCTGCGCCAGCCATGCAGCCATTACGGTTTTGGCTGCATTTCGTTTCGGCTTGCCTTCCCGGTGCACCAGATCCAGCAGCTGCACAACAAAGGGCTTTGGCAGATCGTTCAGCACTTCTTCCAGCGGATACGGATTTTCGTGCAGCAGGGGCGACGTGCGCAGCTCCGGCACGAGATCCAGATCGTGACAGGTTACAGGCTTCTGGCGGTCGTCGATGCGCTCACTGGTGTAATACAACATATCTTTGATTGCGTTCTGTGCCGCGTCGGAAAGCTGCTCCACCAGAGCAACACTGTCTGCAAAGCTGATCTGCGCCTCGTTTCGTTCGCCGGTGCTGCGCCCGGTCTTGTATGCAGTGTCGATGATGCCAAGCTCCATAGCCAGCCGGAAAATGTGCTTGCAGGGCTTTTTGCGCTTTACAAAATCGTTGCAGGTGCAGCTTGCAAGGCTGGTCTGGTACGGCTCTTTGCCGGATCCATAGAAAACCCCGGTTTCGTGTTCCTTGTCCACAGAAAGCGGACTGGTCTTGCTCTGCTGGGCGCTGGCAAGGCGCTTTTCTTCGTCAGTGTCTGCGGGATGCTCTGTCCAGGGACCGAAGGCGGGAATCATAGTCATAACGGGAAACCTCCTTTTCGTGTTTCGTTACTGTCATGATAGAGCAAAACGCAAATAAAAGCAATAAATTAGAACAAGATTTCGTGACGGGATGCAAGAATAACCCCGGCGGGCTGCCGGGGCTGGCTGTCAGAACGGCAGGCCGGTATAGTTGCGCATGGGAATGGCATCGGCGGCGGGAACCAGCATATTAAGCAGCTGCCGGTATAAAGCCGGGTTTGCTGCACGCTGGGCACGGAAGTCCTCTAGGAATTGCGCCTGTGCTGCCAGATCGGCTAGATTTTCGTCATCTACGTTGTAGCACTGGCATTGATCTGGCCCAGCGGAGTATATCCAACATCGAACCATAAAAACACCTCCTTTCTGTTTCGTGATGTTCCAGACGTAAATGTCGGGAAGATGGGGCGGGGTTACTTTGCCCGGTGCAGCCCTGCCAAAATATCCGGTTTCGTGTTAAGCATTCAGCTGTAAAAACGTGCTCTGCGTGGGGATAAGGTGCCGGGTGAGGGTGTCGGTGTAGCTGGCCTCCCCCTCGTAGCTGTCAACCACCCGGCGGTCTGCGGCGGCCATATCGTGATAGCTCTTTTTGCCGTAGGTGGGCGGCAGCCAGCCTTTGCGCTGTCCGGCGTAGAGGTTGAAGGACTTCAAAACGTCCGTGTTCGTAAACTCAATGTGGCAGGTGCCTTTCTTGTAAAACGTAGCGGTGAAATAGTGCAGCTGGATCTTCTGGGTCTGGCCGCTCTTTTCGGCGGCATCCAGGACGGCGCGGAGTTCGTCCCCATTGTAGGGCTTGCCGTTCGTGTCCAGGAAGTGCAGCACCCGCTCGATCTGGGCAACATGGCCTGTTGCGTTGTACCGGGGGCAGAAACGCCCATCGTATGTATCAAAGGCGTTGCAGCGGAAAATCACCTTGCGGTTGATCTTGTACGCGGAGTTCGTGCACCAGCCGTTGTAATAATGCACGTTCTTGCTGTACTCGTCGTTATAATGCAGGTTCGTCCAGTCGTCGAACAGCTTTATAATTTCGTGGTCGATGCTGGAAAGAAGATTTCGTGAAATTTCTTCCCGGACGGTCAGAATGTTGTACGCGCTGAAGTCGTAGCCTTCAAGCTCTTTGATTCGCTTCTGGTAATCCTGCTGCATTTCGTAGGTCATCGCATCGAACAGCTGCGGCATTTCAAACAGCTGTTTCCAGTACATCCCGCGCAGTTCCCGGATAGCGTCGTTATAAGATTTCGTGAAAGCCATCACAGGGTTTTCTTTCTTACCAGCGCCGGCAGAGGAAAACAACGACTTGATTCCGTTGTACTCTTCATAGATCCGGCGCACACCCTCTGCGGCGGCGTTGTACCGTTCAATGGCTGCTGTGATGGGGTCGGAAGATACCAGGGCGGCAAACTCCGGGTTTTCTTTCAAACGCTCTGCGGTTTCGTTTTTCAGATCCAGCCGGATCCGGCTCACCGGCTCCCGGTCGGGAATGTCCACCGACACAAGCGCTACCTCAACACGGGCAGCCCGGCGGGCGTTCTTGAACGCATCCGGGATATATTTTACCGTGGCGTGCAGCTCTTCCAGCTTTGCGGCCAGCTCTTTCCGTTCGTTGGTGCAGGGGTTGCGCAGGGTTTCGGCGTTCAGCAGGCACCGCACCTTGCCGCCGTCCTTCATGATGTCCAGCGCCTTGAGCAGGTGCGCGGCACCGGCGGAGAAAGGCGGATTCATGACGATTGCGGCGTATTTCGTGGTGGGGCGGAAGGTCAGAAAGTTATCATGCACCACCCGAAAACCGTCTTTCTTCAGCACGGCGCGGAAGTCGCTGGAAAGCTCGATGCAGTCAAGCTCTGCGCTTCGTGCCTTTTCCTTGTCGTAGCGGTCAACCTCGCCGGTTTTATAGTCGTGGTGGACGTTGAACGCCAGAGCGTGGACCTGACGCGCAAGTGCTCCATCACCGGCGGACGGTTCAAGGATGGGTTTCGGGTAGGTGGTGAACCCGGATTTTACTTCCCGCAGGGAAAAGACCATATCAAAGGCCAGACTGTCCGGCGTGGGGTAGAAGTCCAGGGCATCGTTGGGGGTGGTCATGGTGTAAACCTCTTTTCGTATTTCGTGATATGCCCGGCGGAATGCTGAGCGGTGGGGTTGGGCCGCTTTATCCGGTGCGGACCCTGCCAGGGCATCCGGTGCAGGTCATGCAAACAGGCGGTTGCATACCTGCTGTATTTTGTCGTTCGCCTTCATCGGGGCAATGAGCACGGCCACGGCGGCGCGTTTTGGGTCTGCGGTGTCAGTTGCCAGGATGGGCGCAAGCGGGTTGTTGCTGCCGTGGTAAACAAATTCGTGATGATCCACAAAAGCGTCATACTCCGAATTTATCATGATGGGCCGGGATCCATCGCGGAACATTCGGAACGTGCCCCAGACCTTGCCCTTCATCTCGACTTCCTGCAAAAGAGAAGTGCGCTTGACCTCTTCTTTGCAGTTGCTGAGCTTCTGGAACATCTGCGCGGCGGTCAGCTGGTGCGGATCGTTGGCCACAAACCCGTCATCGCTGGAAACGATGGTCACACCATCGGCGGGGGCCGCCTGCATGGTCACGGGCTGGATCACTTCCGGGTAAAGGACGGCAGGCAGCTTGAACGCTGCATAGCCGGTGAAGATGTACACGCTGCCGCCCTGGCAGGTGATCCGCACGGCGTTGCGGTTCTTGGCCTGGCCTTTCAGATAGGCGGTGATCTTCTTCACGTTCAGGCCGGCGGGGGCGTTGCTGGATGCTCTTTTCATATTGCAAAAACTCCTTTTCGTGTTTCGTTCTGGTTTTCGTGCCCGGCGCTCTGCCGGGGTGGTGGGGCTGGGCTGCTTTGTACCGGTGCAGCCCTGCCAGAGCATCCGGGGCGGGTCAGGCGGTGAGCAGGTAGCCGCGGCGGGCGCAGATGAGGCGGAGGCGGGCGGAGGTGATCTGCTGCTGAACCTCTGCGGGGTGGTCGGTGCACTCTGCCTTGCGACGCAGGCCCTGCAGCGTCCACTGCTGGCGCAAAATCTCGTTGATCTGGTCGATGACGTTGCTAAACTTTTTCATGGTTCAAACTTCCTTTCGTGTTTCGTTTTGTGGTGATCCTCCCGGCGGGGTGCCGGTGGGAAGTGGGGCGGGGTTGCTTTGCCCGGTGCAGCCCTGCTAAAGTTTCCGGTTTCGTGGTGGTGGGTCATGCCAGCAGCCCGGCGGCGATGCTTTCAAAGTCCAGCTGTTTCACGGGCGCTTCATCCGGCGCGGCTACGGCGGCGGGGGCCTGCTTTGCGTCCTCTACGGCCTTCCGGGTCTTGCGCCAGGCATCCAGCGCGGCGGCCTGACCCTTGCGGTCGGTTTCGGGGACAGCCAGGAAAGCGGCCTTTGCTTCCCGCTCTGCCTTGCGGAGCACATCCGGGGCGGCCTTTTTCGTGGGCAGCGGGTCAACGTGCACCAGCTCCGGCAGTTCGTGCCGCTCTTCGGTGATGATGGGGGCCGGGGTGCTGGCGGTCTGCTCTGCTGCTGCCTTTGCGGCCTTGCGTTCTGCGGCCAGCTTTTTGTTATACTCCATGATGGCGGCGACAGATCCGAAACGGCCGGCGGGGGCCTGCTTTGCGTCGTGTACCTGCAAGCAGCTGAACAGGTGCGATTTCGTGGGGTAGAAATGCGGCGCGGGGGCTGCTTCCTTGCCTTCGGCTTCAGCGGCTTCCCGCTGGGCCTTGCTGGGGCGGGTGGTGTACTTCCACAGGTAGCATTCAATCAAATGCGTTTCGCCCTTCTTGACGCTCTTGCCTTCTTTCTTCCAGTAATCGAAGGTGTGCAGCTCTGCCGCTGCAAGGATGATTTCAACGTCTGCGATGGTGGCGGGCTGTTCGTCGCCGTTCTCGTCGGTGGTGACTGCGTTTGCAGCCATTGCGGCGATCTGCTCCGGGGTGTGGTGCGCGGTGGCGATGGCGTGCAGGGTGGCGGGGTCCAGCTTCGCGGCTTCGTTCATGATGATCTGATTGTTGGTCATGCCTTTCATGGTTCGTTCTCCTTTGTTCGTTGTGGTTGATGTTCGGGATGATCTCCCGGCGGCTGCCGGGGTAGTGGGGCGGGGCTGCTTTGCGGTGCGGCCCTGCTAGAGTGTCCGGCGGTGGCTCATGCGGTGCGGTACATCTGGCGGAACAGGTCCAGCGCTCCGATCTCTGCGGCCTTGTGCTGTGCTGCCAGCTTTGCGCCGGCGCTGTCGTGGCCGTTGAAGTGGTACGCTTCGGAGTAGGCGTTGACGATGGACCATTCAAGGCGGCTGCGCTCCTGCTGCGCGTTCCATTCGGCCAGGTCGAAAACGTAGATGGTGCAGGTCCAGGCATACGGGCTGAACACCTGCTCAACCTTGACCTTCAAGCCCTTGCAGCGGTCAAGCGTGGCTTTGATCCGGTCACGCTCCTGCCGATCCATGGGAACGATGGAGTAGCAGGGAATAAAACGATCATGCACGGGGGTGACGTTCCAGCGGTGGCGGGCTGCCAGCTGGTTTATTTTCTTGTCAAGTGCTGTCATGGGGTGCGCTCCTTTCGGTTCGGGGTGTATGTTCGGGATGATCTCCCGGCGGCTGCCGGGGTAGTGGGGCGGGGTCGCTTTGCGGTGCGGCCCTGCTAAGGTGTCCGGGGCGTTCAGCCCAAAAGAGCGGCGGCGGCATCCTGCCAGGTGGGGAAGGCGTAGAACGTGCGGCGTTCGTCGTTGGTGTTCTCGCCGGTGATCTGGGCGGCGATCCGCTGCCCGGTGCGGGGGTCCCATCCTTCCAGCCGATACCCGGCAGCCTGCAGGCGCTGGGCTGCGGCGTTCTCTGCCTTGTTGCGCTGGCGGATCTGTTCAAGTGTCATCATGGCGCGGGCTCCTTTCAATCTTCGGTGCAGTCATGGCAAAACAGAGCGTCAACCACTCTGTCATCTGCGAAATTGTCCGGGGTGTCGTTGGCATCAACTACCAGCTGCACCCGGTCATAAATCCGCAGATCGGTTTTTGCATCGACGGTAAAAAACCAGTCGTCACCGTCCAGCGCATCGGTGCACCAGACTTCAACCGCGCCGTCATCGGTGGCGGTCATGCCCTGCACAATGGCCGGGGCGATGTAGCGGCCCAGGGGGCCGACGGTGTAGGGGCATTGTGCCGCGGCCTTTGGTGCGGTGCCTGCCAGCAGTGCGGCCGCCAGTGCGGCGGCGGTGGTGATCTTCTTTGCAGTGTTCAAAAGTTTCATGTTCTTTGCTCCTTTGCTTTTTCAGGTTTGCCCCGGCGGGCTGCCGGGGCTATGGGGCGGGGCCGCTTTGTTTGAGCGGTGCGACCCTGCCAGGGCATCCGCTTGACTTTACCGCCTTTCGATGGTAAACTAGCTTACAAGATGCGTTGTGGAAAATTCATCTTGCAAGCCTGTCACCTGCTTTAGTGGGTGGCGGGCTTTTTTGCTGCCTGCTTCTTTTTCCACTCTGCCAGGTAGGCGGCCCAGATCGCTTTTTTCAAAGCGGCGGGGAGTTTGAAAAATTCAATGCTCATGTGTTAGCTCTCCTTTCGGCTTACTCGCAACCGTCCGGCTGTTGTCCGGCTCGCTTGCTGTGGCTGCATTCTAGCATGACGGAATGCCACTTGTCAAGCATGACGGAATGCTTTCTACGTTTTGCACAAAAGAATGACGGAATGCTTGTTGATTTTTGCATGGCGGAATGCCGCTTTTTTTGCTATAATAAACGCAGGCGCGAAAGAGGTGATATAATGCCTATCTCGGACAAAAAGAAAATTTCAAACAGCCGGTATATTGCAAAATGCGATTCAATCCAGATTCGCCCACCAAAAGAACGCGGTGACGAAATCAGAGCGGCCGCAGCCGCAGCGGGTCAAAGTATGCAAAGCTATATTTTACAGGCTTGTGCCGAAAGAATGACCCGTGATGGATTCACCCCGGCGGAATCCGGGGAAGAAGGGGGACTATAGGGGGTTACTGGGGGAGAGTTCTAGCCTGCTAGGTTAAAGCCCTACACCTGCTTCTCACTCCCGTTAGGTGGAGAATCTGACCCCTCCGGCAAACGTCCAAAACCGGCCCGGATGGAGCACCGCCAGCGCCAGCCGTGACGCTGGAACGCCGACAGCGGGAACGGTGCCAGCGCTGACCATGCCCACCGGCACCGCCAGCAGATCAGCCCCACCACCGGCACCGGGACGCACCCCGCCGGAACCATTGCCGCCAGTGCAGACCAAAGGCCAGAGCAGCAGCGCACGCCGCGCCGTCTGCCCTGGCCTTTTTCTTTTGCCCATCTTCCCGCCGCTGGCCCTGCTGCCTGCCCGCTGCACCGGATCGCCTGCCGGATTGGTGCGGATCAGTGACGGCCCGGCCCGGTCGATGACCCCGCCGGCACCCCGCCGCCGCAGCAGATCACCCCGCCCACCTGCACCGCCAGCCAGAAGCAGACCGACACCAACAGCAACGCCAGCGCCGCACCGATGACCCTGCAGCCCACAAGCTGCACAGCCTGCACACCCTGCCAGACCTCACAGCAGCCAGCAGCCCACCGCCAGCACCTACCGACACCGCACCCCGCCAGTCCTGCCGCCCACCCCCCTGCCGCAGCAGATCCCCCCGCCAACAGCCAAAAACCACCCACCGCAGCCCGCCGCCGGAGGGGTCAGATTCTTTACCTGACCGGCATATGGCCTTTGCAGTATAGCCAATAGCTAGGCTATAGCCGCCTTATCTAACCCCCTGCCCCCTTCCTTCTCCGCTCTGCCGCCCTTCCGCTGCCCTGGGCACCGCCCACCGGCGGCCCGGCACCGGCCCGGCCTGCCGTCGCCCCGTCCGGCCCCGCCGCCGGAAAGGTACTGCCCCCCGCCGGCGGGCGCGGTGCGGGTTCGGAAGCCCCAAAATATTTCTAGGTGCATAATTTTTTGAAGGGCTTCCGCGTTTTTGACCCACGAAAAGGGGGTACGGGTCAAAAAATGTAAGTCTGGGGCGAACATGGCGGTAACGTCACCGGGATGGTGGACGCTTACAATTTGTACGCAACTCACGTTTTGCCGGTGCCAACAAATCATTCCGGCGTGATCTTGTTGAGGTCAACAAACTCGGGATAGACCATCTTGCCGGGGCTGGCAAAATGGTGGCTATGTCATAAAGTGTTTACATTTGAAAGCCCCAACCGGCAAAAGATAAGACGTTATAAGACGGTTTTGGTGCTATACTTAGTACAGTGGAATTATGGAGAGAGGCCCCACGGCGGCGAACCGAGGGGCCTTTTTCATACACTGTTGCTTACAAGTTGTAAGCGACCCGAAGAAATGCCGCAGGACCGGCGGCGAAACTGAATGCTCTGCCTGGATGATTTGCCAGACGGGGCATTTTTTATTGGAGGAAAACCAAATGGCAAGGCGAAGCGATGAGCGCGATGCCGCCCGCGCTGAGTACATTGCCCGGATGGAGAAAGACGGAGAAGTGAATCTTCGGCAGCTGGCGGACGATCTCCATCTTAAATATGATACGGTCCGCCGCTGGAAGGCAAAGGACGGGTGGGACCAGCCCGCACCCCGGAAGCCCGGCGGACAGCCGGGAAACAAAAACGCCGTGGGCAACCCCGGCGGCGGGGCACCTGTCGGGAATGAGAATGCAATGAAGGATGGAGCCTATGCGACCATCTTCTTTGACAAGCTCACCCCGGAAGAAAAACAGATCGTAGAGAATGCGCCTCGGAACAGCACCGAGCTGACTTCCCACGAAATCGGTGTACTGCTGCTCCGGGAAAAGTACATTCTGGACAAGATCAAAGAGTATCAGGCTTTACCACCTGACCAGATGATTACATCCAGCGTCATGGATATGCGAGTACCCGGCGGACGTGGCAAGCGGAAGCGGGACGGCGCAAACCAGCAGATCGGTATGTATCAGAAGGAGACCCCGGCACAGCGTATCTTGCAGCTGCAGGAAGCCTTGAACAAAATTCATGGCCGCATCCTGTCTGCGGCGGCCCAGATGCAGAAAAACGAAATGGACAAGCTGCACCTGGAAACCGAACAGCAGCGGCTTGAACTGCTGCGCATCCGGGCGACCGGCGAGATCGGAGAACCGGGGGACGGTGACAAAGATGCTGTACACGAGTAAGGCCGTTGGCGAATGGCTGGGCATCACTGACCGTCAGGTGCGGAACCTGCGGGATCAGGGCGTGCTGTCCGAAGTCCGGCCCGGTGTCTTTGACATGAAGGTCTGCGTCCGGCAATACCTGAACTTCAAGATCGGCAACAAAGACGATCAAGCCCGCCTTGTTGCTGCCCGTGCCGAGAGGGAGGAAACCCGCGGCAAGATCGAGAAAATGCGGATGGAGGAAGCCCAAGGCGACCTGCACCGCACCGAGGACGTGGAACGCGCCCTGAAAACCATCTTTGCAAATTTCAAGAACAGGCTGGAAACCATCCCGACTAAGTACGCAAGTACCATGGCCCAGCTGACCGACCCGGCGGAAGCCCACGACATTCTGCAAAAAGCAGTGCAGGAAGCACTTGTGGAATTGAGTGACCCCGAAATTGCGCTGGCAGCACCAGCGGGGGAGGAACCCGAAGATGAGCAGGAAGAATAAATGCCGGGGCTGTGTCTGGGGAACCCGGCTGAATGAGATCCAGCAGTTTTGCCCGTTCGGCAGCTGTGTGAAGAAAGGCGGCGGCAACAATGGCAATGATCCACCTGGAACCGCAGACTGCACAGATGTTCAGCCGGGCGCTGGGTGCGCTGAAGCCGCCCCCGAACCTGACCCTTAGTCAGTGGGCAGATAACTACCGCCGCTTGTCGGCGGAAGCATCCGCAGCGCAGGGCCGCTGGAATACGGACAATGCACCCTTCCAGCGGGAGATCATGGATGCCATCGGGGATGTTCACATCCGCAAGGTGGTTGCCATGATGTGTGCCCAGTCCGGCAAGACCGACGGCCTGATCCTGAATACCATCGGGTACTACATGAGCTACTACCCGGCCCCTATCATGATCGTGCAGCCTACGGTGAACCTGGGCGAGAGCTTCAGCAAAGACCGTCTGGCTACTATGATCCGGGACACTCCGGTGCTTCGGGGCCTTGTGGATAACAAGAGCCGCTACTCCGGCAACACGATCATGAAAAAGAACTTCGCCGGCGGTCAACTGACCATCGTTGGCGCAAACGCCCCGACCGATCTGCGCGGCCGCCCCATCAAGGTGCTGCTGGCGGACGAGGTGGACGCTTACAAAGCCAGCGCCGGCAAAGAAGGCGACCCGGTCATGCTGGCCGAGCAGCGTCAAACGACCTACTGGGATTACAAGACGGTGCTGGTATCGACCCCAACCGACAAAAACAACAGCCGCATTTTGGACGAGTTCAACGCATCCACCCAAGAGGAATGGACGGTGCCTTGCCCGAACTGCGGCTTTTATCAGCCCTTTGTTTGGGACAACATGGTATTCGATAAAGACAAGTGGCCGGAAGGCGGCGTGCAATACCGCTGCGCTGAGTGCGGCTGTCTTGACAATGAATACCGCTGGAAGAAGAACAGCGTGCAAGGCAGGTGGCACGCAGAGCACCCGGAACGGGCGGTGCGGGGCTTCCACATGAACAAGATAGGCTCGACCCTCTGCGGGTGGGACAAGATCGTGGAGGACTTTATTGCCGCTGACCTGGATGCACAGCGCGGCGATTACGAGAAGATGCAGGTCTTTGTGAACACCGACCTGGGCTTGCCGTGGGAGGAACCGGGCGAAGCGGTGGAGGCAAACAACCTGCTGGACCACCGCGAGTTCTACGAGGCCGAAGTCCCGGACGGCGTAGTGTACCTGACGGCTGGTGTCGATACCCAGGATAACCGCTTCGAGGCCGAAGTGGTGGGCTGGGGTATCGGCAGAGAAAGCTGGGGCATCCGGTACCAACGCATCTACGGCGACCTGAAACGCGGTCAGGTGTGGGCAGACCTGGACGAGTTCCTTTCCCGTACATGGAAAAAGAAAGACGGCACGGAACTGTCCCTGCGGTCTGTCTGCATGGACAGTGGCGGCCACTTCCCGGATCAGGTCATCCGGTTTTGCAAAGAACGGGAGGAACGGCATATCTGGGCCATCAAAGGCCGCGGCGGCATGGACGTACCCTACCTGCGCAACCCCACTCAGAACAACCGCGTCAAGGGCGAACTGTTCACCTTGGGCGTTGACACCGGCAAGAACCACGTCCTTGCCCGGCTGAAAGTGCTTATCAAAGGCCCAAACTACTGCCACTTCCCGGCGGCAGAAGATGCCGGGTATGACGAAAATTATTTCAAGATGCTTACTGCGGAACACAAGGTCACACGCTGGAAGTCTGGCCGCAAAGTGGAACGGTGGGAGCTGAAGGATCCGGCGCAGAAACGTAACGAAGCATTTGACGTGCGGAACTACGCGACGGCTGCGCTGGAAATCAGCAACCCGCCCGGTCTGGAAATCCCCGGCGAGGATGCACAGCGTCCTGCACAACAGCGCCAGTACCGCAGAAGGAGATCGGGAGGTATCTAACCAATGCCTGTTATTTCAAAAGAGACCGCCCAGCGGCACCTTGATATGTGGCTGGAAGCTGAGGCTGCCGTATCGACCGGGCAGAGCTACCAGATCGAGCAGATGGTCTTGACCCGCGCCAGCCTGAAACAGATCCGGGAAAGCATTGCTTTCTGGGAAAAGAAAGTGGCTGAAGCGGAAGCGGAGGAAAGGGGCCGGGGCAGAAACCGGATCTACCACTTCTCTCCGCATGACGTGTAAGGAAGGTGGAGCACATGGCGAATTTCCTTGATAAGGCCATTGCGGCAATCTCCCCCGAAAAGGGGTATCGCCGCGCTGTGGCCCGCACGGCGCTGTCTGTCATAAACAACGGTACCGGCTACGGAAACTATGGAGCTTCCCACACATCCCGCTCTATGCGGAGCTGGCACGTTGGCGGCGGCAGTGCAAAAGAGGACATCGAGGACAATCTGGAAACACTGCGCAAGCGGAGCCGGGATGCTTACATGGGTATCCCACTGGCAGCCGGCGCAATCAAGACCCTGCGCACTAATGTGGTGGGGAGCGGCCTTGTGCCGACACCCCAGGTCGATGCGGACTATCTGCACCTGACCGAGGAACAGGCTGACCATTTGCAGGCGGAAATTTCCCGCGAGTTCAGCTTGTGGGCGGATAGTGCGGCCTGCGATGCAAGCGGCATGGATAACTTCTGGCGGCTGCAAACACTGGCATTCACCAGCTTCCTGATGAACGGTGACGTATTTGCAGCAGTGCAGTTCAAAGAACGTGGGAACTGGCCGTATGCCTTGCAGCTCCGGTTGATCGAGGCTGACCAGGTGTGCAGTCCTGACCGCACAGACAGAATGAATCCCTGTAAGGTGGACGGTATCAATGTGCACCAGATCGTTCAGGGCGTGGAAACGGACAAAGACGGCGCAGTCATTGCCTACTGGGTAGCCAGCAGGCACCCGCTGGCCTATGATAATCCGCTGCCCCTGACATGGACGCGGGTAGAAGCCCGCGACAAAGAAACGGGAGAACCGAACATCCTGTGTGTCACCCAGAGGGAACGTGCCGGGCAGCGGCGCGGCGTTCCCCTGCTGGCACCGGTACTGCCCACGATGAAGCAGATGGGCAGATATACGGATGCAGAGTTGGCCGCGGCCATCGTGGCATCATCTATCACGCTGTTTATCAAGCATGATAACCCGGTCAGCGGAGCACCGTTTGGTGAGGATCCGTCCGACAAGGCGGAGGACCCGAACACTCCGCCTGATGAACTGGCAATCAACCTTGCGCCGTCTGCGGTGTTTGACCTTGCGCCCGGCGAAACACCGGACACGTTTGACCCGAAACATCCGACCACGACATATGACGGCTTTATGTCAGCTATGTCCAACCAGGTGGCGACGGGTATTGAAGTGCCCAGCGAGGTGCTTTATAAGAAGTTCAGCTCCAACTACTCCGCAAGCCGCGGTTCTCTGAACGAGTTTTGGAGAACGTGCGATGTGATGCGGGACAGCTTTGCAGCGGACTTCTGCCAGCCGACATACGAAAAGTGGTTTGCCGAAGCGGTAGCCCGTGGACGTATCCATGCGCCGGGCTTCTTCGATGACCCGGCTGTTGCAAAAGCCTATATGGCCTGTAACTGGAACGGCCCGGCACGCACCAATCTGGATGCGAAGAAAGAAATCGAGGCGGCTATCCTGCGTATGGAACAGGGCATTTCCACTGCCGAACAGGAAACGGCACAGATGACCGGCGGAAGCTGGCGGGCCAATATGCGGCAGCGCAAAAGTGAAATGGAAAAAATGAAGGAGGTAGGTTGCAATGGGCAAAGCCAATTCCCAGACGAACCCCAAGTCAACGAATAATAAGTTCTGGCAGTTCCGCAATCTGGCCGACGATGACCAGAAAGCGGAACTGCTGCTTTATGGCGATATTTCTGAGCGCAGCTGGTGGGAGGACGCAGCGACCCCGAAACGGTTTGCGGACGACCTTGCCGCCCTGGGCGATGTGAAAGAAATCACCGTATACATCAACTCCGGCGGTGGCGACGTTTTTGCGGCCCAGGCCATTGGCAATATGCTGGAACGCAATGCCGCTACCGTGACCGCCCACATTGACGGGCTGTGCGCAAGCGCCGCCACCATCGTTGCCTGCCATGCGGACAAAGTTGTGGCAGCGGCAGACGGCAGCTACATGGTTCATCCGGTCAGCATGGGCGTTTGCGACTACCTGACCGCAGAGGACATGAAGAACTGTCTGAAAGCACTTGAAACCATCCGCAGCAGCATCATTACTCTGTACGCCAAGAAGTCCGGTAAAACTGAGGATGAATGCGCCAAGTGGATGGATGAAACAAACTGGTGGACGGCAACGGAAGCCCAAGAAAAAGGCTTCGTAGACGAGGTGGATGACGATGCAAAAGATTCCGTTGTGGAGAATCGCAATGGTGTTCTGTTCGTCAACAGCATCAGCATGAACACCCCGTTCAACGAAGCACCCAATTTTGTCAGAAGTCGGGTTACGGAAAAACCTGTGAACCGACCTGAAAATATGAACCCGGCGGAAAAGCCGGAACGCAATGACCATGGGGAGGTAAAAGACATGGACATCAAGACCACGGATGATCTCCGCAAGGCGTACCCGGATCTGGTAGCCAGCATCGAGAACGAGGCCACCACTGCCGAGCGCACCCGCATTCAGGAGATCGAGAACGCAACTCTGCCCGGCGCGGAAGATCAGGCCAACGAGGCGAAGTTTACGAAGCCTGTTGATTCTGCGTCCTTTGCAAAGGCTGTCATTGCCAGCATGAAGGCAAAACAGCAGGAGCAGAGCAAGAACTATCTGAATAGTGCAAAGGAGGCTGCGGAGAACTCGAACGCCAACAGCATCGACAACACGCCGCCTGCAAACCCTGAAGCCGAAGATGAGGAAAGCAAGGCATTTATGAATGCAATCCGCAAGGCTAACGGCGTGAAGTAAGGAGGATGGAACTATGATCATGGATCTTGCAAGAAAAGATTTCAGCACGGCCCCGGAATATTTCATTGCCGGAACCGACATCGGCATCGCAAAGGCCACCAAGACGGCCAGTGCGGCGGTCGAGGCGCACGCCCCTGTTCTGATCGAGGGCGGCAAAGTGAAGCCGGTTGCAGATGCAGCCGGTGCAGGTCAGGCGGTTCTTACCGGCCTGTATGGTATTACCGCTGACAGTGCAGAGGCAGACAAAGAAGTGCCGATTTATCTGACCGGTGAGTTTTTCGCTGCTGGCCTTGTGCTGCCGAAGAACGTGAGCGTAGACGACGTTGAAGTTCCTCTGCGCAATCTTGGTATTTTCCTGAAGTAAGGAGGACAACATTTATGGCTAATGAAGTAAGCATTTATGAGCCTCGGCACCTGATCGAGGTTGTTCGCACCACCCCGCCGATCCGCACGTTTCTGCGGGATCGCTTTTTCTCCAACGTGAAAACCTTCCCGACCCGCCGCGTTGACATTGATATTGTCAAGGGCAATCGCAAGATGGCTGCATTCATCCATCCGCTGGTTGGCGGCGAGATCGTGCAGAGCGAGGGCTACGAGACCAAATCCTATGCACCGCCCCTTATCAACCCGGCGACCATCAGCACGGCAGACCAGTACATGGAACGCCTGCCCGGTGAAGATCTGTTCTCTGGCCGCACCCCGGCAGACCGTGCAGCAGAAAAGCTGATCGAGGAATACAACCAGCTGAACGACATGACCACCCGCCGCGAAGAGTGGATGGCCGCACAGGTGCTTACCACCGGCAAGCTGAAGGTCAAGGGCAAGGGCGTGGATGAAGTCATCGACTTCGGCTTTGGCAACAAGATCACTCTTGAAGGCACGAAGCAGTGGGGCAAGTCCGCCGCTGACCCCTGGGGCAATCTGCGCGACTGGAAGCAGCTGGTGAGCCGTAACGGCTTTGCCAACGCAGATATGGTCGTCATGGGCAAGGTTGCAGCCGACAATTTCATGGCTGACGGTAAGATTCTGGAACTGATGGACAAGCGCCGCTTCGACATCGGTTCCATGGCACCCAAAGAGCTGGAAGGTGGCCTGACCTATTACGGCCACCTGAACCTGCCCGGTGTGGACGTTTACGGCTACGACGAAGTTTATCTGGATGACGCGACCGGCGAGACCAAGCCGCTGATTCCCGATAACATGGTGCTGATGATCCCCAGCAACGCAAACTTCATGCGTGCCTACGGCCTGTGCAACTATCTGGATGATGGCGGCAACTGGCACAGCTTTGAGGGCGACCGTCTGCTGCGCACCTATGTGGAGCATCGTCCCGACCGTCGCTTCATTGAGCTTCAGAGCCACCCGCTGCTGATCCCTGATAAGGTAGATTCCTGGCTGGTAGCTGAGGTTTGCTGATATGCTGGACGTTGACCAGAATTACGGCGAACCGGACACCCCGAAGCCGCTCCCTACGTTCAAAGACTATGTGGCGCAGGATGTGGAAACGGTGTTCTTCAACCTGAACGAGTTTGCAGAAGAACGCTACATAGATGATAAGCGGATGCTCTGCATTACCCAGCACCCCGGCGTAAATGAACGTGCGGCGCACTGGGAGGGCGGAGCAAAACAGTCCTTTGACCAGGGAATGTATAAGGCCGATCTGCTGCTGTTCGTGAAACAGAAAGACTACGGCCCGATGCCAAAGAACGGTAAGCAGATCACACTGGATAAGAAGCGGGACTACAAAATCAAGTCCTGCTCCCTGAAGGCGGGAGTTTACCGGATGGAATTGGAAAGGGTGAGGTAAGGTGGCATACTTCCATACCAACTACGACGCTTCCACCATGACGGTTTCCGTCAATGACGAAGAAGTGTCCCGTGCCCTTGGAGTGTTGTCGAACAAGACCCCGGCAGCGCTGAAGGTGGCGGTCAACACCACGGCCAGACAGACGCGAAAGCTGATGCTGACCGAGGTTAAGAACCGTTATGACCTCAACGCGGCTGGCAGGCGTATGATCGAAGATCTGCGTCAGCGGCAGAGAGCGACCAACCGCCACCCGACGGCTATCCTTGCCATCATGAAGAACGACCCCGGCGCATTCCGGGCAGACCTGGGCTATTTCAGAACCAGCCCCACAAAGCCCTTCATGGGTCCGTCTGTTCGCAATGCGCCGCCTGTTTTTCAGGCACACGTTCTGAAAGGCAGTCCGATGATTGGTCTGAGCGGAACCGGCGAAAGGAGCAAGGGCTTCCTGGTTCAGTTTAAGTCGAAGCACATCGGTATGGTACAGCGCCAGTTGGGAGTGCCAGCTGACAAAGACTATACCGAGAGTGGAAAAGAACGCTGGAAGCCGAACGAAAAGCTGGTCACGATGTCCAGCCCTTCTGGCTCTGCGATGCACCACACGGTGTGGGAAATGCAGGAAACGACCGTGGAGCAGATGCTTCAGGACAACACCGAACGGCGCATCCGGCAGCTGATCGCCAACGCAAAGCGAAAGGGCGTGATCTGATATGGCCGAGAAAATCACCGGTTATACCAGCGAAATGTGCCAGCAAGCCATGATGGACGAGCTGGAAGAACTGTTCCGGGGCATGATGTTCACCGGGCAGGAAGGGGAAAAGCCCCTCAAGATCTATAAGCAGTTTTTGCCTACCCAGACGGACAACGATGATGACATTGACACAAACGATGCCATGTACCCCTGCATCATCGTAATCGAATCGAGCGGCGAGGTCGATAATGACCATGATCCGCAGCTGGTTCTCATGCAGCTGGTTATTTGCAGCTATGACCGTGGAATTGATCGGCAGGGGTATGTGGAGACCGTGAACATCAAGGAAGCGATTATGCAGCACTTCAAGCGCAAGCCGGTTTTCGGTGGAGCGTTTGAGGTTGGCTATCCCAGAAAGTGGGAGCTTTCAGACGATGACATGGATCACTACTACTGGGGAATTGTGAATCTGATTTGCAAGACCCCGAACGCACTGAAAAATGAAGAAGTGGAGGCGTTGATTTAATATGGGCACTGAAAAGAAAGCAGCAGCAGAAGTTCAGGAAAATCAGACTGAACAGGCCGCAGCGCAGGTGCAGGCCCCCGTGGCATACTGCGGCCCGACTATCAAGGGTATCGCACCGCAGTACACGGTTTTCGTGGATGGCCTGCCCGACAAGCTGAAAGAAAAAGTGGAACAGGTGCCGCTTCTGAAGGCACTGATCGTTCCGCTGGACAAGCTCGCTGAAATGCGGGTGAAACTGGAACAGGACGGCACCAGAGAAAATATTCTCTGCAACAAGGCTGCTGCCCTGATGAAGTAAGGAGGATACGACAGATGGCTATTTCGCATGGCTTTAACAAGACTGAAGCGGCGACCAGCGTCACCGCTCCGGTAACGGTCAACTCCGGCCTGCAGATTGTTGTGGGCACGGCCCCCGTTAATATGCTGGATGACCCGGAAGCGGCAGTAAACACGCCGCTGCTGGTGAACACCTTCAAAGAGGCTGCCGCCGCAGTGGGCTATTCCAGTGATTTCGCAAAGTACACCCTGTGCGAGGCTGTGAGTGCCAGCTTCCAGGTGATGGGCATTTCCCCCATCGTCGTGGTCAACGTCCTGGATCCTGCAAATGCAAAGCATATTACCGAGCTGTCCAACAAGACTGTGCAGGTGAATGATGGCATTGCAGAGATCGACGAGACCGGTATCCTGCTGAAAAAGCTGGTTGTGAAGAAAGAGCAGACCGTACTTACGGCGGACGAGGACTATACGGCCAGCTTCAACGACGACGGCACAGTGAGCATTGCGCTGGTCAACGGCGGCAAAGGCGACGGCGCAACGGCCCTGAATGTTTCCGGCTCCATTCTGGATCCGACCAAGATTACCGCTGCTGACATCGTGGGCGGCGTGAATGCGGCCACCGGTGCAGAAACCGGTCTGGAAGTGGTAAGGCAGGTGTTCCCAAAGCTGGGCATGGTTCCCGGCATTCTGCTGGCACCCCGCTTCTCCAAGGATCCTATGGTGTGTGCTGCACTTCAGGCCAAGTGCCGCAAGATCAACGGCGTTTTCGATGCTGTGTGCTTTGTTGACATCGACAGTTCTGCTTCCGGTGCACGCAAGTACACCGATGTGGCAAACCAGAAGGTCAAGCAGGGCGCAACTTCTCGTGAAGCATATGCCCTGTGGCTGTACGGCAAGATCGGCAGCACCATCTACAGCGGTAGCTCTCTGGCCGCTGCTGCGGCAGTCTACAACGACAGCCTGTACAACGATACACCCAATGCCAGCCCGTCCAATGTCAGCGTACCCATTTCCTCCGCCTGCCTGGAAGATGGCACCGAAGTCCTGATGGATCAGGAGCAGGGCAATGTTCTGAATGAGCAGGGCGTGGCGACCTTCATCCGCTCCGGCGACTTTGTTGTGTGGGGCAATGAGACCTGCTGCTATCCGAAAAACACCGACCCGAAGGACGCTTTCCTTTGTGTCCGCCGCTTCTTCAACCACTCCTGGACCAGCTTTGTTCTGGACAACATGAGCAAGCTGGATAAGCCCATGAACAAGAAGCGCCTTCAGTCCATCATCGACAGCGAGAACATGAAGGGCAGTGTCTATGTCTCTACCGAGGTGTGCGCCAGCTACAGCATGAAGGCAGACCCCGACCGCAACACGACCGCTGAACTGGTTGCAGGCCACTACTCCTTCTATCAGTTCTGCACGCCGTTCCCGCCTTTTAAGCAGATCAACAACACCATGGAGTATGAGGCCGGCGCACTGACCTCGGCTCTGTCTCTGTAAGCAGGAGGAATGACCTATGGCTCTGAATATTTCCAGTGACCTGGTTCCCCAGGTCATCAATGACTACAATGCGTACACGGAAGATGACCTGCTCATTGGTCTGGCGGATGAAATCACCCTGCCCAAGATCAAGAACAAGACCACCTCCGTGTCCGGCATGGGCATTGCGGGCGAAGTCGATTCTCCCGTGCCCGGTCAGTTTGAATCCATGGAGGCAACGCTGAACTGGAACACCATGTACAGCTACGCCACCAAGATGATGAACCCCAACAAGAACATCCAGATCACCCTGCGTGCTGCTATGCAGAACGACAACAAGAACGGCGGCTACACCTACAAGGGCCTGCGCGTCGTCCTGGGTGGTCGTCCCAAGGAGCTGGATCCCGGCAAGCTGAAGCGTGCCGACACCATGGGCAGCACCACCACGCTGGAAGTCACCCGTTACCTGATGGAGGTTGACGGCACTACTGTTATCGACATCGACAAGTTTGCGGGCCGCTACTATGTCGATGGCGAGGATATGCGTGCCGAGATCAACGCTCTTATCTAAACCCGATACATGAAGAAGTCAGCCGTCCCGGCGTGGGGCGGCTGATTGTCTTTTGGAAAGGAAACAGCAATGGACAATATCGTGAAGTTTGATAAACCTTATAAGTTCGAGGGCAAGGAGTACGACAGCCTGGATCTGTCCGGTATGGAGAAGATGACCGTGCAGGACTTGATCGACATTCAGAAAAGCATCGGCAACGAGACGGCGGCCATGTACGCGATGGAAATGACCACTTCCTTTGCACAGGAAATGGCTGTTAAGGCTACTGGAAAGCCGGTGGAGTTCTTCAAGCTCATGCCCCGCGGCAAGATCAAGAAAGTGCAGGCGGCGGTTATCAAGGGCATGGATAACAGCGAGAACGCCGATGAAGTGAAAAAGCAGCTGGAATCTCACACCCTGAAGTTTGCAGCGCCCTACACCTACGAGGGCAGCGAAAAGGCGGAACTGAAGGGCAAGACCTTTGACGGCATCGACCTGTCCGGCGTGGGCGAACTGAACACTATGAGCGAATCCATGGCAGAAAACCGTATGGCTGCGGGCGGATTTGCACCGGTGAATACGCATCGCAACTACCTGTACTGCTGCATCATCGCCAGCATGGGCACCGGCTACCCGGTGGACTTCTTTGCTGGTCTGCCGCTGTGCGAGGCGGTTAAGCTGCGTGATGCTGTAAACTCTGATTTTTTCGAGTAAAAGGCGGGGCAAAAGGACTTCGGAAAGCGGCTATCCAGCTATCCATTGCCACGCATTCCAACATGACGGATCTGCTGCACCTGCCCCGGCGGGAGCTGGTGGATCTGTGTAACGAGGTGGCAGACGTATGGCGGGAAATGGAGCACTAGACCTCAGCATCCGCATCATGGGTAAGGTGGACCCGTCCCTTGTAACTGCAATAAAGCAGACGAAGGGGCTGACCGGTGATCTGGCAAACGCATTGACGGGAACCAAGTCACTGGGCAGCACGGTAGCAAACACTCTGGGCGTAATCGGGAAAACCGGACTGGGAATCATGGCGACGCTGACAACTGCGTCCGCTGTCATGATTAAAAAGACAACCTCCATGGCAGAGGAATACCAAGCCCAGGCGGCAGATGCAGTCAAGTATGTTGGCGGCATCATGAACGATGACGGCAGCATTGACCCGGAAAAGCGTGCCACCATGGAGGACGCGATCCTCAAGATGACCACGCAGGTCCCAATCAAACGGGACGAGATGGCGCAGATCGCCGCATCGCTGGGACAGTCCGGTAAGAGCTATGAGCAAATCTTTCTGGATAACCAGCAAACCGGAGAAAAAAGCTACCTGTACGATACGGCCCGGCTAGCTGCCGCGTGGGACATTGATGCAAAGTCTGCGGCCGATTATATGGCAAAGTGGGAAACCGCTTTTGGTAAGACCCACAACCAGATTATCGACATTGCAGATTCCATCAACTATCTGGGCGGCCACATGGCTACCACGGCGGCGGAAATCGCCAGCGTGGTGAATACGTCCGGCGGTGTCGGCCAGACAGCCGGCGTTGACCTGCACACGACCTCTGCGCTGGCAGCCACCATGCTGGCTATGGGCGTTAATGAGGGAAAGGCCGGAACAAGTCTGAACCGTGTGTTTACAAACATCACCCTGGGCAACAGTGCAACGGATGCGCAGGTGGGCGCATGGAACAAACTCGGTTTTGATCCTGTGCAGATTGCAAAGGATATGCAGTCCACGGGGCCGAACGGAGAAGATGGCGCAGCAAGCACTCTGTACAAAGTCTTTGAGGCAATCTCGAAACAGGACAAGTACCAGCAGACTGCGACCATCAAAACGCTGTTTGGACAGTGGGCCATTGAGGGCGTTTCAAAAATTGTGGGCAACTTGCCTGCATTCCAGAATGCCTTGCTTATGGCTGGTGATACCAGCGCATACAGCGGCAGCATGGAGAAAGAATTGCTTGTTCGTCTGGACACCAGCGAAGCGGTAAGTCAGATGGCAAGCAACGCGACAGACCGCCTGCTTATCAATGTGGGCAATCAGTTCCTTCCGGCAAAGAAAGAACTGACCTCCATGTGGATCGACATAGCAAACGGTATCACCGAGAGCTTGCCGGATCTGTCCAATATCGTCAACGGTGTTCTGCCGATGCTGCATTCCGCACTGCTTGGAATTGGCAATGCGGCACAGGCAGCGTTGCCGTGGATTCAGAAAGGCATCGACTACACCGCAGAACACGGGCCGGAGGTGGCGGGAGCCATTGCGGCCATTGTTGCGGCGTTCGGAGCCATGAGCTTTGCGCCGACGGCTTATAGCACAGGATCCTCGCTGCTGAATACCATTGGGAACATTGCAATCGGCGGAAAACCGAGCGGTGCGCCCGGCGGAACATTCGGCGGCATCACTGTCCGAAACCTGATGGGCGCACTGACACCTACAAGTCTGATCCAAAAGGCGGTGGGTGGTGCGTCATTTGCAAGGTCGAACGCTGGAATGTTCGCTGAAAATGCAAAGTACGGCGTTCAGATGGCTGGTATCGGAGCACAACAGCCCACAACGCGCCTGGGCAAAATCGGGCAAACGCTGGACGGTGCCGGTGTCGGTATCTGGGCAACGCTGAAAAATTTCAAGGGCCTGCGCAGCGGGACCAAGAAAGGAACCACCGGCTTTGTAAATGATGTACTGGAAGCCAGCACGAACGGTGGTCTACTGGGCGTGCTGAAAAACTCCGGCTCCGGCAGGTATGTTTCCAATGTCGGTCAATCGCTGGGCGGCCTGAAAAATGCTCTGGTAGGGTTCGGGAGCAGCAATCCGGTAGGACGATTTATCTCCAAGACCGGCAGCGTTGCGGGACAGATCCTTTCCGGCATTGCAGGGCCGAATGGCATTGACATCGGCGGCATGGCAGGTGGAGTGAAAAATTTCCTCGGCGCAGGAAAGACAGTCATTGGAAACGGGCTGTCCAATGCGTGGCAGACCGTCAGCCAGTCCAAGGTGGGTTCTACCGTCCTCGGTGTCGGCAGCAAGGTGGCGGGTGCGGCATCCAAAATCGGCGGCGGCGCTTTGAGTACAGTGAAGGGTGCCTTGAACGTCGGCGGCGCAGGGCTGAACGTACTGGGTACGACGGTAGGCCCAGTGGCCGCAAAACTGGGCGGCGGTTTTATGTCGCTGCTTGGTACATTCGGCCCTGTCATTACCGGCATCGGTACGATCGTTGCGGCGGTTTCACTGCTGGGAGATCACTTCGAGGACATCCGCAACATCGTCGGAACAGTATTTGGCGAAGGCGGGCTTGCCGTCTTTGACAAATTCACCGGAAAGATAGCGGGTATCGGCGACACCGTGAAGCAGGTGTTCGGGCAACTCACCACCCCGGAGGGCTTGCAGAGCATCCAGGAAAAGCTATCCGGTTTCAGTATCGGAGGGCTGAACCTGGGTGACGTGTTCGGCGCTATGACCCCGGCCATCCAGACGGTTATGCCGCTGATTGAATCGTTTGCCGGTGTGTTCTCTCAGATCGTGGATCTGGGAGTGAACCACATCAAGCCGGTGCTGACTGAGATCTTCGGCTTTATCGTGAATGAAGGCATTCCGGCGGTCATGCCGCTGCTGTCTACGGTGGTAAGCCTGGTAGGCACCACACTGGTCAACGCCATCAAGGTGGCGGTGGATCTGGTGGGTAAGGTGCTTCCTGTGGTAGAGCCTGTGATTCTGGGCATCATCGGCTTCCTGAAGCGGGTTGCAACCATCGGCGTGAAAGCGGTCAACTTCATCATTGGGGCGCTGAACAAAATTCAGCTCACAATACCGGAAACGCTGTTCGGCATTCCGGTTCCGGTGATCGGCGGTAAGTCGTTCGGATTCAACCTGTCACCCGTGTCTGTCCCGGCATTTGCCAACGGCGGCATGACGCAGGGACCGTCTATTGCTGGTGAGGCTGGCCCGGAAGCCGTTATCAGCTTCCGGCGCGGCGTTCGTGAAAAGAACATTGATACCTGGCTGACCGCTGGTAAGCTGCTGGGCGTTGGTCTGGGTGATCTGCTGGGGTTGCCCGGCAGAAAGCCGAAGATGTTCGCGGACGGTGGTTTTACAGAAGAAGATTCTAACCTGATCGACTTCAACAGAGCACGTCGCCAGCAGTATTACAACCAGGTGGCTCAAAGTTTTGACACTATGGTTCAGCCTGTTGCAGCGGCATTGGTACTGGGGTCCGACGCTGGTGTGGCGTTCAGCCGTATCACGGAGATCGCCAACTATGCAGTAGATGGGCTGGAAACTCTGGCGGCAATGCCGACACCTACCGTGTCGGATGACCAGGGCAAAGCCCAACAGCTGCTGAACACCGGAATCGGGAAAGTGATTGCTGGTGCCAAGTCTGTTCTTGCAAACGAAAATACTCAGAAGGCAATCCGGTTTATCCGGGGAGCGGATGCGGAAAAGGCAAAGCTGGAATACGCTGCCAACCCGGACAACTACGATCTGAGCAATGTAAACTTCTTCCCGACGGCTGGCAACAGTGAACTGACAAGGCAAAATCTGTCGATGCTGGCAGACCTTCAGAACTACCAGCAGGAAGTGGAGCTGAAGCCCATCGGCGGGAGCGAAGGTGCTTCTGGTGGCAGCACCGGGAACCAGCGCGGTGGATCGAGCAACAGCTACCAGCGTACCTATACGAGTTCCAGCGGAAACACATATGTTTATGCACCAAACTTCACCATCTACGGCAGCATGAATGCCGAAGATCTACGTTCCATTATGGACGAAGGTTACGAGAAGTTCTGCGAGTATGTGGAACGGTACGAACGCGAAAAGAGGCGCACGCAGTATGGCACTTGATTACACCACAAAGTCCGGTGACACCTGGGATCTGATTGCCCTGAACGTGTACGGAAGCGAGCTGAAAGCCGATTGGCTGATGCAGAACAACCCCAGATATATCCATATCGTCCGGTTCGATTCCGGCATGGTGCTGTCAACACCAGCTCTGCCGGCTGAAAAGAGCGGAGACCTTCCGCCCTGGAAGGCAGGTGCATGATGGTACTGACAGCAGCGAGACCCAAAGGAAGGCAGGCTGCGGTTCTTCTGACCTACGAGAAAACCGATATTTCGGAAGAAATCGCACCTGATCTGGAAAGTTTCAAGTACACGGATGTGGCTGAATCCCAAAGCGACAGTGTGAGCATTACAGTCAATGCCAAAGCTGCCAAATGGAAAAATGACAGGATGCCGGAAAAGGGAGTGAAGCTCTACCCGGCTATTGTTGTAAAGGACTGGAATATCGGGGGCATTGAGAGCGGCTGCAGAGATTACAGCGCCGAGTGCGGGGCATTCGTGCTGGATGATCTTAGTTTTGCCGGTGCACCTGATTCGCTGACGATGGGCGGCGTGGCAAAGCCGAACGACACCAGCTTCAGCGAGAGAAAACGGACCTTTACATGGAAGAACACCAGCGTAAAGAAAATCGCTGAAACCATTGCAGGCCGTTACAAATTGGAGCTGAAGTTTGAGGGAGACGACCACGGCATTGATGCAAAGGAACAGGACGGAACAGATAGTGCCTTTCTGCAAGATCTGTGCAGCACCTATGCACTGGTTATCAAAGTCTACACTTCAAAGCTCTGGGTGTACGACCGGGAAAAGTACAAGGCGAAAGATCCTGTATGGACGGTATATGAGAGCCGGCCCGTTGGAAATCCGACGGCCCTGTGCGTAGAGCGGGGAAGCTTCAAGTGGAACACAAAGCTGACGGGAACATACACGGGCGGCCTTTATACCTACACCAACAAACAGAAAAAAATCAATATCAACGTCAAGGTGGGCACGGACGAACGCCAGCTTAAACTTACTGGAAAGGTAAGCAGCGAGGCAGACGCAAAAGCCCGCCTGATAGCGGCCATCAAGAATGCCAATCACGGCGCGACTAAGATCAGTTTTACGATGCTGGGCTATCCGGCCGGCGCTTCGGCGCAGTGCTTCAACCTGGTTGGCTATGGCAAGATGGACGGGAAATATTTCGTCGATCAGATGGAGCACACCATATCTCCATCTAACGGGTACAAAACACAAGTCAAGGCCAGCAAAGTAGAAAAGGAGGATTTTGCATGAGCAGTGAAGTGAGATTCGGCAATGTGAGTTCCATCGACTATGATGCTGGAAAGTGCGAAGTTACTTACCCAGACAGGGACGACACCGTTACAGAAATGGTGCCGTTTCTGTCCAATGGCGAGTACCAGACACCGGAAGTTGATGATCTTGTGCTTGTCCTGCATCCAGGAGAAAGCCCGGAGGATGCTGTTGTGGTGGGCACCGTCTGGAATGAAAAGAACAAACCGCCTGAAGGAAAAGAAAAAGTCTACCGAAAGGATTATGCCAACTCACGAGGAAAGGCATATCGGAAGTTTGATGCAAATGCAAAAGAACTGACCGACTATGTGGACGGAAAGAAAATCCTGAAGGCGAAAAGTCTTGAGATCCAGGTGGGCGGTGCAACCGTGACCATCAGCGAGGGCGGAGAAATCAAGGTGACATCCCCGGCGGGGATCACGCTTGCAGCATCCGGCGAATTGAAAATGACGGCATCGACCATCAATGCGACCGCTGGAACAGTGAACATCCAGGGCGGAGGTGGCGATGTTGTTGTGTCCGGCAAATCGCTGGTATCGCATACGCACACCGGAAACCTTGGCAAGGAAACATCCGCACCCCTGTAAGGAGGTTTTGGAATGTATGTTGGAATTTTCGGCGATGTGATTTTCTCCGTGGGACACCTGCGTGTGCTCACCCCGTCAAACTTCAAGGGAACGACCGGCGCAAACTGGGCGGAACATGAAGTTCTGGGAGGAAAAGCACGAGCAGAGTATTTATCACCGAAACTGAGAGAGTACACCTTTGATATTCTTCTGGATGCAGCACTCGGCGTGAATCCTCGCAAGATGCTGAACCGTCTGACAGAAATGTCAGAGAACGGAGAGATTCATTACCTGATTATTGGGTTTGCACCGGTATCGCAAAACAAGTTTCGGGTCACTGAAATAAGCGACAGCTGGGATTCGGTGATAAAACACGGGCTTTTGATGCAGTGCAAGGTGAGCCTGACCATAAAGGAGTACATATGATCGACTTCAGCAGCACGGTGGTTGAGCTGTCCGGTGACAGCGAAAAACAAAAAGAAGTGCAGGACATTGCAAAGTGCCTTCGCACACTGTATTCCACACCAATCGGGAGCCAAGAGGGCGACAGAGAACTCGGAATCAATCCAAACATATTTGTCGATAAGCCACTTCCGGTGGCAAAGGGATTATATGTGGCTGAGGTAACAGAGAAAACCGCATCGTTTGAGCCGCGGGCAAGAGTGGTGCGGGTGGACTGGCTGGACAGTGATGTGCTGCATGGCGTTGTAATTCCAAAGGTGGTGTACGAGCTTGTCTAAAATAAAAGAGTTTGAGAACATCCCGGACATCGACATTGAAGGCGAAGAAACGCTGGAAGAAGCTGTGGCCGATTGCAAGGCACTGTTTGGCAAGTACAACAAAGAACTTTTCAACGGTGAGGTATCGTTGGAACGGTGTTCTGAAGCACGGCTTGTCCTTTTGACACTGGCACATCGTTCGCATCACAACATGGAGTACAGCACGGCGTGTCTGAAAGCGGAACTGCTGCCTACGAGCACGGGGCCGAATTTGGACAACCTTGCTCCGCTTGTTGGAGTGGAACGCCTGGAAGCCGGAAAAGCCACGGCGGTTATTCGATTCACACTGTCTGCGCCGAGAACGAGTGCAACCGGAATCCCGGAAGGAACACAGGTGAGAACGGCAGACAAACGGTATTTCAAAACCGAAAAGTATGCGGAGATCTTACCCGGCGAACTGACCGTGGACGTAGTTGCCGTGGCGGATGAAGCAGGAAGCAACAGCGATGGGATTGCCGAAGGCGAAATCAATGTGCTGGTGGATCCTATCCCGTATGTGTCCGGGGCAAAAAGTGTTTCGGCAAGCACGGGCGGTACGGATACGGAAGGTGACGATTCATTTACCAGACGTATCAACTATGCACCTTCGATTTTCTCCGTGGCCGGTCCGGTGGATGCCTATGAATACTTTGCATCGAGCTGGCGGTCTGATGTGGCAGATACGAAGATCGTTTGCAAGGAAGGATACACGATTCACATTTACTTTCTGATGGCCGGAGGCAGAGTTCCGACAAGGGAAGAATGTACCGGAATGCAGGAATATTTCGACACGGTAAAGCGCCCGATGGGTGATCTGGTTCTTTGCCATGCGCCGGAAGAAATCCCGTATGACATCGAGCTTACTTACCATATTGCCTTGAGCAATGTCAAGAATGCATCGACGATTCAGGAAAATGTGGAAGCAGCTGTGAAGGAGTATGAAACCTGGCAGAGAAAAATCGGCCGGGACATCGAACCGGCGGAGCTGATTATGCATGTACGGGAAGCTGGTGCGAAACGCCCACGTCTGTTGACACCGGTCGAAACAACTGTCTCCGAAATTCAGGTGGCAAAGCTCCGAAGCTGCAAGGTGACATACGGAGGAATCGAAGATGATTGAACTCCACGAAGTTGGCCTAGTCGAAGGGCTACCGCCTGATGTTGCCAAAGAGCCATGGGTACAGATCCTTGATGCAGTTTTCAGGGAGCGGCGCAAGAAGGAACTGGAAGCTGCCGAACGCTTGAAAATCTACACGGATATTGACCGTGCAGATGAGGCAGTTCTGGATATTCTTGCGGTTCAGTTCCGCGTTGACTGGTACGACACCAGCTATCCGATTGAAACAAAGCGCAGGATCATCAAAACTGCGCTGGAAGTCCGTCGGTACTGCGGAACGGAGTGGGCAGTCCAAAAGGCGCTGGCCTCGATTTATCCGAATGTGAAGATAAGTGAATGGTATGACTACGGAGGAAGGCCGGGCTACTGGCGAATGAACGTAGACATTACCGATGATGGTGTCATTTACTACACACCGGAAGAAATTGAAAAGCGCCTTGGTTATGCCCGGCGCTGCACCGCTCACATTGAGCACATCATCTACATCGTCGAACCGCATGAACGGTCGCCCGCTTATATCGCCGCCGCACCCTGCGGCATGGCGACATCCTGCACCGTAAAGGTCCCCGGTAGGATCAAGCCGCGGGAAATCGGCGCAAAGGCGTATGTTGCCGGTGCGGTCGGAAGATCGAAAATGCAGGTTGCCGTGGCGCTGCCCGGTGCCGTTGAAGCAAAGGCAGTGAAAGCACGAGCCTTTACGGCGGGCACCGTTGAGCGGTCACACACGGCGATAAACATTATTATTGGAGGACAGACAACGTGAGTTGGGAAAAATCTAACTACACCGCCGCCGGTGCCGCCCTGCTGTCGGAATCTCTCTCCGGTGGTGCGCTGGTAATCACCCGCGCTGTGAGCGGCACCGGTACGGCTGACGCAGACCTCTCGGGGGAAACCGGGGTAAGCGGCGAAACACATGACCTGAAATTGCTGGACATCGAAACCGTTGAAAGCGGCGGTGAGACGGCTCGGCGGGTAAAAATCCAGATCACCGGTGCGGATGAAACGTACATCATGCATCAGGTGGGCGTTTACGGCAGGCTGAACGACGATGCCGAAACACTCCTGTTTATTATGCAGGATGCACGCGGAGTGGAGGTCCCGTCCACGAAAGTGAACGGCGATTTTGAGATTGAGCTGTCGGCGCTGCTTGCTGTGTCGAACAAGGCCAATATCAGCATTACCGTTGACCCGCAGATGCAGGCTCTCGCAAAAATGGTCAAGGCAGAAGTCGAGAAGCACAACAAAGATGCTTCCGCTCACGCCGATGTCATCACCGCCGCCGTCGGCAATGCCATGGAATCCCTCAAGGAATCCGGGGACATTGTAAGCGAAGAACAGGTCAAGGATCTCATTCAGGAGCAAGGCAGCTCTGGCGGGGCTGCTATCATCAAGGACATCACGATCCCCGCAGACGGTTGGGACCGGCAGCGGGGATCTGATGACGAGGAAATGCTGGGAATGGATGACTTCCGGTGTGTTGTCAATGTCACAGTTGACGGCGTAACGGAGGACATGTTCCCCAGTGTTGCCTTACATAAAGCGGCCCTTGAGGTCGCAAAGCGTGCCGGGCTTTGTCCGACGGTGCAGGCTCTCGCCGGTGTCCTGCGCTTCTGGGCAAGGAACATCCCGACGGAGGATATGTCCGCCACGGTGGCGCTGTTTGCACCGGGAGGCACAACGGGCGGTGGCTCCGCCTATGTGCTGCCAGTTGCAACGGCGACCCGGCTCGGCGGCGTGAAAATCGGTTCTGGCGTTTCCGTGTCGGCAGACGGTACGATCTCCGCATCGACCAGCGGTATCACACAGGATAAAGTCGTCTCTGCGGCAGACACGGACAAGATGTTGGACGAGATTTTCCCCGCAGAAAGTTGAACGAAACACCGGCATAACAGGAGGCTTATATGGCAGACAACAAGTTTGTGACCCTCGAAGCTCTCAAATCCACCGCTGCACGCTTGCAGCAGGAATGGCTCAAGTCCATCTCCAAGGCAGGTCATGCCCGCTTTGAGGTGGCGGAAGCCATCCCTGACGCATCCGCAGCGCAGGAAAACATCATGTATCTTGTCATGAACGACAAGACGCAGCACTACGACATCTACGCAAAGGTCAATGATGAGGTCGTCCTGCTGGACGATACCACTGTTGATCTTTCCGGCTACGCCACCAAGGAACAGCTGGAAGCTGTCTCCGGCGGTCTGGGCGGCACGGTGTACGCCGCGACCAAAGCTGACCTGTCCACTTCCGACGACAGCGTGATCTCCGGCTACTTCGCCCAGAACACGGACGTGAAGCCCAAGAAGGGCGATGTCTTTGTCGTGACCACCACCGTGGATGGCTCCACCTATGAGAAGTCCGCATACTTCTATGATGGTTCGGCGTGGGCCGCAATGACCGGCAGCGTGGATGCCGATAAGGTCATCCTGCGGGAGAACATCACGCTGGCCGGTGGCTATACGCAGGTCGGCAACCTGACCAAGGCCCAGAACGGCACGGCGAATTTCCAGACCAAAGGCAAGAGCGTCATGGATGCCCTGACCGAGATTTTCAGCAAGCGGCTCCAGCCCAGCATTACCGCCCAGCCGTCCATCGGCACGTTCACGCTGACCGGTGCTGGTGCTGTTGAGGCCGGCACTAAGGTAGCTGCTGCGGCCTACTCTGGCACAACGCTGAATGCTGGCTCCTACCAGTACGGCCCGGCCACCGGCGTTACCGCCACCAACTGGAAGGTCGAGCGTATCACCAATGCGGCCACCACGCAGGTGGCTACTGCTGATGCAGCATCCCTGACTGCTGGCTCTGACAACAACGCCGGGTCTGGCTTCATCATCGGCGATGCAGGCGGTGACAATGCCGTGTCCAGCCTGAAGTACCGCGTGACTGCAACCCACGGTGCAGGTGTGACTGCAAAGGACAATCTCGGCGCTGACTCCAGTCCGGTCGTTGCCATTGCTGCTGGTTCTAAGACCAAAGATACTGCTGCTTACACGCCTTATCGTAATTATTTCTATGGTACTTCTGCTACTACTCCCACTGTAGATTCTGCATATGTCCGTACTCTGACTAAGAGTAATAAGGCTTATGCTGCTGGTACCATTACCATTTCTGTCCCTGCTGGCACTAAGCGTGTTTGCGTTGCTTGTCTAGCAGATAAGAAGGGCGTGACCAAGGTCATCAACGAGACCGCAATGAACGCCGATGTCACCGGCACCTTCGTGAAGTCCACTGTGTCCGTCGAGGGCGCAAACGGCTATGCCGCGAAGGAGTACAATGTCTGGGTGTTTGAGCCTGCTGTTGCTTACGGCAACAAGGCAGTTCTCAAAGTCACTCTGGGCTGATAGGAGGGATAGACAATGGCAGTGAATAATACCTTAAAGGCATACTCCAACATGGAGTTCCCGCTGGCTATGAAGCGTCAGGACGCTTTTGCCCTTGATCCTTCCACCGTCTGGCCCACTCTGGCCGATGCCCAGAACTACGCCAAGACCAATCCGACCGCCTATGTCGGCCAGATGCTGTCCGTCGTTGTGAACGGCACGGCTACTCCGTATGTGATCCAGAATGCAAACGGCGACCTCGCCCCGCTGGGTGCTACAGCTGTGACCATTGCTTCGGATGACGAAGCAAACGAAATGCTCACTGAGGTTTTCGGCGAGTAATACACGATCTGTAATCGACCGGCTGTCCGGGATGTCTGGGCAGCCGGATATTTTATCATGAACAAATAAGAAAGAGGTATTTTACTATGGCTTACAATGCAAATGCTCTCGTCCGTCTGGCTGCTCTGAAGGCTCTGGCCGCAAAGACCAAGGCTGAGATCGACAACATCAACACCGACGTTTCCAAGGCCATTAAGTCTCTGGGCGTTTCCGGCAACACTGTCAGCTTCTACACTAGCGCTGATAAGTCCGGTACCGCGGCATTCACCTTCGACTTCCCGAAGGAGATGTTCCTCGATCAGGCCAAGACCACCTTCGTGCAGAAGTTCGCATTCAGCACCGAGACCTACCCCGGCGCTACCGACCCCAAGCTGGCAGGTAAGCCCGTTATGGTTCTGGCTGTGAAGGGCCAGAACCCTGACAGCTGCTCCTACAGCTTCCTCGATATGTCCGCTCTGGTCGATACCTACAAGGCCAAGGCCACCGGCAAGGATGCTTCCACCACCGTTACCATCGCTGGTTATGAGGTGGATGTCAAGGTCAATATTTCCGCTGCTGCCGGCAACGCCCTGGTTCTGAAGGACGATGGTCTGTATGTGGACATCAGCGGCAAGGCCGACAAGGTGGAGAACGCCACCGCTGGCAACTTCGCCGCTCTGGATGAAAGCGGCAACATGACCGATTCCGGCAAGAAGCCTGCCGACTTCGTGGCCGCTGAGACCGGCAAGCGTCTGATGACCAATGCAGAGGGCGAAAAGCTGAAGGGCATTTCTGCTGGTGCCACCAAGACCGCCGCCAGCGAGACCAACGGTCATATCACCATCGACGGCGTGGACACCACCGTGTACACTGAGCCGTCCGATGTGATCCACGGCACCGTCGCATCCGACAGCGATGTGACCGCTATGCTGACCGAGGTTTTTGGCGCATAAGCTGACTGACCTTACCAAAGAAGTATGAGGGGCGAGACCGTCACATGGCGGTCTCGCTTGCTTTTTTAGGGAGGACAAGCGTGAATGAATATTATCGCACTCGTAACCCACCTGAAACTGGTAGCACAGGAAGCGAAGAAGTATGCGGCAAGTCTGGCAAGTGAGCTGTCCAATGCAACGCTGGAAGCAATGCAGGAAATGGACGTAGCCAAGGCTGACCGGCTGTCCTCTGTGTCTGTCATAATCAAGGCAGACGGCTGGGTGAAAGATGAAACGTGGGAGGAATACCCCATGCGTTATGACATCACTGCCGCAGATGTGACGGCGACCGATCGCGCAGACATCATCTTGTCGCCGAACAGTTTGACCGCCGCGATGGACTGCGGTGTTTGCCAGACCTGTGAAACGCAGGCAGGGAAAATCTGTATCTGGGCAAGGAAAGCCCCGGCGGAAGCGCTGACTGCTGAGTACCGGATCATTCAGGGCGAAAAGCCGAAGGAGGAATAACCATGGCATACGGAAATGTGAACGTCGCTGTACCCGGCGTGTCGAACGATGAATCCAGCTATCTGAAAACAGAACAGGCCGGTGCTCCCGGCGGCGTGGCAACACTGGATGCGGATGGCAAGCTGTCTAAATCCCAGCGCCCGACGGTGGACGCATACACCAAGGCCCAGACCGATCAGAACATCAGCACCGCCGTTGATGCCCACAACTCTGCGGACACTGCACATGGTGACATCCGCGCCAGCGTGGCAGCAATGCGCGGCAGTATCAATGCAATCGAGCTGAAATTCGGCACAAACGTGACGAAAAATCCTTTTTCCGCCACGTTCGGCAGTCTGGACGGCCTGACCGTGACCGGTGTGTGGAACTCCGAACAGGCAAGGATTGAATTTTGAGTAAGGAGGTGAATTTTTATGGCAAATGTAAGATTAGGCACAAAGGCCGTTGGCAGCATTGTCAAAATCAAGGTCAACGGCGCGTCCAAAGATTTTATTGTCGTGCAGCAGGGCAATCCGAATACCAGCACCTATGATTCGAGTTGCGCCGGAACGTGGCTGCTAATGAAGGACATCTACACAACGTCCACGTTCGGCAACAATAACTCCTACAAGGATTCCAGCATCCACACATACCTGAACGGAACGTTTTACAACCTCATCGACAGCAACATCCGGGCAGCTATTAAGCAGGTGAAAATTCCGTATACCAACAGCGGCATTCAGAGCGGCGCAAATGGTCTCTCGACCAAAGTGTTCCTGCTGTCTGGCACGGAGGTTGGTTTCAGCAACGCAAGTTACATGACCACCGAGGGCACAAAGCTGGCCTACTTCGACAGCGCAAGCAAGTGCATTGCCTACAACGGCAGCAGCGCTGCCGGATGGTGGCTGCGCTCTCCGATCGCCTACAACACCAACTACGTCTGGTACGCCAAGTCTGATGGTTCCATCGACTTCTGGTACTACCACAACGCCTGTGGTGTTCGCCCCGCTTTTGTACTTCCCTCTGAACTCGTGGTCTCTGACGACGGCACGGTCAGTGTCAACACTGCACCTACCGTCAGCACGGACGGCGCAGCTCTTGGCGAGAAGAACACGGCCTTCGACTTTGGCTATACAGTTGCCGATGCTGACGGCGATACTCTGACCGTCACCGAAAAGCTGGACGGAAAGCCCACCGCCACCCGAACCGGCGTTGCAAGCGGTACTGCACTGACCTTTGAGCAGGCCGCCGATGCCGCAGGGTTCCAGCGCGTCCTGAATGGCAGCCACACCCTGACGGTTGAGGCGAGCGACGGCAAGGAGACCACCAGCGCGTCCGCAACCTTCACCAAGGCCGTCCACGCCGCAAGCGTGACGCTGGCCGAACCTCTGACCGTGGAGGGCGACATCACCGTTGCCGTCCTTCAGGTGACGGGCAGCATCCCTGACGACGCCACGTTCAAGGTCGAGGTCACGAACAACGCCAACGACCCGTCCCCAGCCTGGCAGAACGCCACCGCTGAGGTGCAGAAAGGCGCGAATATCGTGTTCAGCAACAAGACTGCTGCCAACGGTTCAGCATTCAATTTCCGCATCAGCGTCAGCCGCGGTGCATCCGGCACTGGCGGCTACATCGAAGCCGTCTCCGGCGCATTCCAGTAAGGAGGACAGTCACCATGATTCAGTGGAAAAAGGACAATCTGCCCACCCGGCAGGAAAAGGAAACTGCCGCTAAGAAGCAGCAGGAGCATGAGCGGTTGCCGGAGCGTGTGGCTGAAATGGAAGATGCCCTGTGTGAGCAGGACGCAGCCAACGAGAAGCGTTTGGCCGACATCGAAACCGCGCTGTGTGAGCTGGACGCAGCGCTGAACAAGGAATAAGGAGGTATCACCATGAACATTATCTGGGCAAACCGCCTGATTGCAGGCACTAAGACTTGGGCAGAGATGCCCGCATCCCGCCGTGCAGGCGTGAAGAAAGTTCTGGCCGAGCGCATAAACAAGGGCGAGATCACCGCCGAGGATTACAAGCGCATCACTGGTGACGACTATGACGTGGCCTGAGCTGTGTGAGAAGCTGCTGACCCAGCTTGAAGCGCAGGGCGAGAACATGAGCACCGAGCGTGCAGAGTTCGGGGTGCTGATGGTGGACTGTGCCATGCGCGGGTGCGGGACTGATCCGGGCATGAAGGGAGATGGTAGCAATGGCGATTAAAGCCTATTCGTATGCGAAGGACGGGAACAGAAAGCTCTCCGCAAATTTTGCGGTGAAGGAGTTCCGCTGCAAGGATGGGAGTGACCCGATCTTTATTGACGATGAGCTTGTGACCCTGCTGCAGAAAATCCGGGATCATTTCGGGAAGTCTGTGACGATCACGAGTGCATACCGTACCGCCGCCCACAACAAGGCGGTGAAGGGGGCGACCTACAGCCAGCATTGTTACGGCAAGGCTGCGGACATCCGGGTGCAGGGCGTGGGTGTTGAAGCTGTGGCTGCCTATGCCGAGACCCTACTGCCGAATCGTGGCGGCATCGGGCGCTATCCTGTAAAGGCGGGACGCCCTGCTGGTTGGGTACATATCGACACCCGCGCGGCAAAGAGCCGGTGGGTAAGCTGAAAGTAGGAGGAAAACAGTATGGAGAACATTCTGAAAGTTTTTCTGATGGCATTCCCTGAATGGCTGGCCTGCATCTTCATGGTGGTCGGCCTTGTGGTCACGGCGCTGGCGGCGGTACGTCTGGGTTACGGCCTTGTGGTCGCAAAGACCGTGTACAAGTGGATCGTCAACGCGGAAGAAAAGTTCGGCGCGGGTGCAGGCGCAGAGAAGAAAGCGCACGTTATCGCGGTGCTGCGCGGCTACACCCCGGACTGGCTGGACTGGGTAATCAATGAGCGGACGCTGGATTGGATCGTACAGCTTGTGTTCGACTTTACCAAGAAGAAGCTCGAAGATTACATGGCAAAGAAATCCGTGGAAACCACCACTGTGGCCCGTTTCGGTAAGGCGGGGGAGGACAAGCGTAATGACTGACGAGGAACTGGAACATCGCCTGACAGCGGTCGAAAACCGTGCACAGAGCAACACCCACCGGCTGGACGAGCTGGGGAAGCTGACCGATGCAGTAAACGGAATGAACACCAATATCAAGTTGACCATCCAGCAACTCGAAAACACAAACAAGAGCCTTGAAATTGTAACGGCTCAAAACAAAAAGCAGGAGGACCGCCTCACCGCGCTGGAAAAAGCCCCCGGAACATTTGGGAACAAACTTTGGTGGGCTGTGATTGCGGCGTTGGTTTCCGGCCTTGTGGCCTATGAACTGACGATGCTTCTGCACTGAAATGAAAATCCCCCGCTGGCAATCCGAGAGGAAAGCTGGCGGGGGATTTTTTATTTGCAGAATGGCTACAAAAATATTACAGTTTACGCAGACCGGCGACCATCGGCGGAGCGGTAGGGTTCCAGAAGCAAAAAATACTTTGGCGCAGCATAAATGCGAAAGTTCGTCTGTTGATGCGTCAGGCGGACCAAACAAAAATAATCCGAACTTGTTTCCGATAGGAGATGGGTTCGGATTATTTGTTTTCTTCGGAAAATTAGCGTTTGCGAAGCAATGAAAGCCCCAGTGGGGCTTTTAAGCGACGGAACGGTCTGCGTTAGCAGATGGAGGGGCTTTGCCCCGACAAGTTCCATGCAGGTGTCCGTGGAAGATGAAATCCGAAATCATAGATTGACCGACATAAGCCACAACATGATTTCAGGAGGACATGAACATGAAGTACGATGAAAGAGCTTGCAAATTCAACATGGACACCGGGTGCGTGGAACTGCTGCTCCGGGATGGGAGAATGATCTCCATCGACTGCACCGGGGTCGAGAATGCACTGGACGTGACCATGGCGCAGAGGTCGGAGTTGGATTATCTCATCTGCAATGATCCACTGGGTTATGCGGATTTGATTCTGAATGGTGACCCGGAGGAATATTTGAAAAACGTAACCGGGAGCCATGGGTTAGAAGATTAAGAAAAATGCCGTTCCAAAAGCAACTGGAACGGCATTTCTTATTTTTCACCATTCGGAATCTTCTGTCCCCGCAGCTCCTGTCGGATGGCACGGAACTGCTCCGGCACATCCGCATCGGTCATTGCACCGGGGACATCCACTGTCCAAGCAGCTTTGGCGGCTTCATAGAACCAGCATTTATACTCCACGGTCTCCAGCGTGTGCTGTAACTGCTGGATTTGCTGGGTGAGCAGCTCGCGCTGATGCCGGAACATTTCCAGCCGGGTGTCAATGGTGCCGTCTCCCTGCATGGAAAGCTCAATATACTGCCGGATATCCTTGATGGACATTCC